TATTTTTCCTGTAGGCCAGAGTCTGGTTATAGGTCCACCTACAAAGATCGATAGTTTCTTCTAAAGTACGTACCTGAGCTTTAGTTGGAAACACTCGGAATTTATAGGATTTATTCATGGGAGTAGTAGAGTTACTACTTTAATGGTATTTAAATGTTACGCTTAAAAATAGGTCGATACATTTAAATATATTAACCGACTTATTTCAATTCATTCCCGGCCTAAAGGCGCGGGGTCTTCTTGAAATGGGGAGATAAAGATACTAGACAAAAGTCTAGTACGTTGCTGTCGAATCAAACACATAGAAACGAGCGGGACCCCAAATATAAGTACTATCACTCATATAGCCCTCAATTGTGGTGGGCTGTATGTAACCATCCTGGTCTCTATTCAATGTTGCGGAATCGATAGTACCAAGAATCTCAATAGAAAGCAACTTGTTATACCCAGTAGACACCACATCTCCACTATCTAAAATAAAAGCCAGTCTCTTAGAAATCAAGGTTCCAGCCGCAGGAGCAGATCCAGAAGGATTGTTCCAGAACGCCTTCATCATAGCGTTATTCTTCCACTGGACATCTAAAGTACCGATAATATTATAGGTAGTCGGTTGCAGTGTCGTAGGATAGTTCTCCGAAATGACGACACCCTTTCCGGGGGCAAAATCCCAAGTAAAACTAGCACGAGCCTTATTTACCTGAGCAGCCTGACCAGAAGAAGATCCGTCGATTTCAACGGTTCGATCCGATGCGCCAAACGGAGAGGAGTCGGTTAAACCACCGGGATATGCAGGTTCGGTTGTGGGATACTCAAGATTTCTTCCTAAGAGACCAACATTGTAGGTAAACGCATCGGCAGTTATATCGAAACTAAGCTCTTTAACTTTAGTCCCATATCCCACTTTAGTGTTATCTCCTGCGTCCTTAACGAACACAGACAGGGATTTTTGATCGAACGTTCTCTGAATGGCAGTATAAGTTAAAGTATCCGTTTCATCAAAGGTGGTAACGTTACCATTCCAGGACTGAGTTGAGCCAGATGTATCCGCATTGTTGTAAATCTTTACAGCGTTATTGAGATAGGCAGGGATAGCCGCTTGATCTGCTACGGCAGCACCAGGGGTTACGGCATGGTCATCTGTGAGAACGTCAGAGTTGAGAACTGCGCGAGCAGTAGCATCCATTGCAACAAAAACAATTCCAGCCGCATCAGCAGCCCAAGTTCCACTATCAACACGGAAGCCGATAATGTCACCTATAACAACAGCAGCGCCTCCACCAGTTTTAGCAGAAAGTTTTGACCCTACGGTAAATGTAGCTGTTCCAGTTTTGAACTTAATGCCCATTATGGGGGCACCCATCCATCCAGAAATCGGAATAGGAGTCCCAGACGTAGCGTCCTTTACGGTTACAAACATCTTCTTTTTAGTGCCGTTAGTAACTCCGAATTCAGAAAAGTCCTGCATCTGATCCATAAGGCAAGCTTGCGTAGCAGTAGTGTGGACTCCAACGACACCAGCATTAGAAGTACTTCTCACTGCATCTAACTTGTGGCAGTAGTACCCAGAAATCGCAGCAAAACCAGGAGTCGTCACAAGAGTGTCTGTAGCCCAATCAGTTCCTCCGGGACAAGTCAGAAGATCTTCATTTCCTCCGGAATCAAACGTCCCCTGAACGCCAACAAGCCAAAGAGTATCCCCTACAACCCTTGCAACCTCTGCACGAGCTAAAGAAGTTTTTCCAAAAATCTTATCTCCTCTTTTAAAAAGAAGTCCGCCTGCGGCTTCAAGAGTGATAACATAAACCTGTTTATTATACCAGGGATTTCCAAATCCTACCCCCAAAAACTGCGGAATTCCGTTTGTTGGAGAAAACTTAAGTCCAGGAAGATTCCCTTCAGTGTGCCAGTATCCACGAATTTCGTTTCTCTTATAGGGTTCGTTAAAAGCCTTCTGTTTAATTTTATTGTCCACAATTAAATCTAACTCTGGAGCAGAACCCGCATTCATAAAAAGTTCAACAGTAGGTTCTGTCATCGCAGTTCCTTCAGTGGTCTCAACAGCTATACCAACGCGAGACTCAATAGAAGTTGGATTTTCAAACGTTGTCATTTAATAAATCACCATCTTAACTTTTTTCTTGTAATATCCTCGATGCTTGCAATTCTTCCCGCGCTTTAAAATAACTCGCATAAGCATCTTTCAACATAATCATAAAACCAGCAAGTACCACACCACTAACAAAGTCTGGAACAGGCTTGCCAAACGCACTTAGAACCATAACGATAAGAACCATAAATAAGACGGAGCCGAGCATAGCAAGAGTAAGTCGGAACCTCGTATTGGCATCACATACGCTCATTCTATCACCTTAATCCAACCCCGTTTCTTCCACCCTTTAATTTTTCCCCCAAATTCAGAACATTCATAACCATTAGCAAGGATACTCATCCTAGTACCCTCACCTCCGACGTCACCAACAAACCAATTTTCGGGTCCGATCCATTTAAATTTCATAATATTCCTTAAATTCTCTTCATGTGAATGGTAATCAAACCATTCGCGAAAGTTGTCATAGTTCCATTAACATTAATTGCAAGTCGATTGCCATCTGCCAGATTCAAAGCGCCGATCGCGGCATTGAGAGTTGGAGTCTGAATAGTCTCAACTGTGTTATTTAGATACATGCTAGTATTATGTAAGACAGATCCGCTTGCGGCAGCCTGGGTTCCTGTACATTTTGTAACAGTTACGCTTCCTGTATTTGGGTATACTGTATTCTGAGCAGTAGCATGGACTTCTTCAATCTTGGTTATCTGCCAAGCATCATCTGCGATAAATACAGTTTGATCTGGTTCGGAAGTAGTAATTGGCACATTAATAATCATCTCTTGAGGTACGATAACGCCTCCAGATTTAACTCCATCGGCATCTACAGTATTCAGGGTATCGCCAGTTGGGATAAGAATGCCAGCATTAAACACCGGCGCAACAGTAAATGTCTGGATTCCAGTGTATGTACCAGTGGTATTAATAGAAATAGAATTAGCTGTAAGCGCTTCATCGACCCTAGCTCCTCCATCCACCACAAGATCATCTACCACATAAGCGTCATCGGTGCTTTTGAAATGTTCCGCTTGAACAGTCGCCGAAGCGGTTACGTTGGTTGCTGTAGTTTCATTTAAAGCAGAGGTGTTAGTAACCTGTAACTCATCATCGATCCAAATACTTTCAGAGATCTTGCCTTCTGAAATATTCGTCCCATAGCTCAGAATTCCAGTAATGGACACGTTACCACCCACTATAAGATCCTTTCCAGAAGGAATGGTAGCTCCATTAGGAAAAGTGGTGGTTCCCGTGGCAGATGTGGTAAAATCAAACGTAGGTCCAATTACAACATCAGATCTGGAATATGCTGTATTTTTATACGTTTCCCACGGATCTGCAAGGGCTATACCAATAAACAGCGTCATCAATATAACGCCTAGAATAGTAATTATAGATTTTCTCATTAATATGCACCAATTAATTGGATATTAATAATGAGTTGGAAAGAAAAGAATTAAAGGATATTTTAAAAAAATGAATTAAATAAAAAAAGTTAACCACATTGATATAAACAATAGAGAATATTTAATTCTAACACTAGAGTCTAGAGTCTACCCCTCTACACAATAACATTAGACGCATTGCCAGCGTACACACCCTACAAAAGAACGCCTTGCGCAAGTTGCGCAAGTTGCCCTTTGACCAAATTTCCTACTATATTGTTATAGTCTTGCCCCCCCCCCTGTGGCTTTAGTCGTTTTACGAATACCATAACTAGAATGGCCCGATTTCCTAGAAAATCGCATTTCCGTTCATTGTATCAAATTGCGTATCCCATGCACTGGGAATGTGCATCGATGTCGCCAAAATGGTAATCTTCATCTCCGTTTTTTTTTGATCTTCTCGTGAGACGAGAAGACGTAACTACTTAAAACTGACGCTTGATAAGGAAATAATTGGATAAAAAATAAAATTCGATATTGCCCCTCATGAAACTAGCCACGCATTATTGGCAGTGTTGTTGTTTCCCGCATCGATTGCGAAGTTAGCAGCAACGGTGACACCTGGAGCACTACCGGCGCTGTTGCCAGTACACGAGACACCAGTAGCCCCATCTGTGATGTAAAAGCCACTGAGCGAAGTGCGAGTAACAATGTTTCCAGTAACAGCGCCGCCAGTGCCTACAACACCTATGCCGCGAGTATACGGCATCTCCTGACCATCGCATGCATTACCTGAAATTGCAATACCATCGCCGACAGCGACAATACCATAAGCAGCCCCAGACGCAAGACCCAGAGCCCAAGTTCTACAATTATTGCCTGTGATACTGGAACCAGGAGCCTGGACATGAATACAATGCTGATGAGCGAGTCTGGCAATGGTGCCGGTCACAACAGATCCAACGGCGGTCGGGGCGATATAAATACAATCTTCTTCACCTGATGCAAGATCGGTGTATGTTTGAGTGCAGAAGTTGCCGCCGACAATACGAGTACGAGGGCCGTAAGTGATCAACGGATGCATGTCTTCTGAATAATAACCTTCGACAAGAGAATCACTGGTATACTGAGTCAGTTGGCAACCAACGTGGTAGCCACCCGACCCACTATTGATTATAGAAAGACCATCGGTCTTGTTAGAATAAATCGCAATGGCATTAGCAGCCATCCACTTAAACAGGACATTAGTGGTAATGCCCGCGCCAGTACACGCAGTGCCGATAGTGGAATTGGTAATAGGATAGTTAGAAACAGAAAACCCAGTATTTATGATGCTAGTACCACCATATTGCTGATCCATGGTAACACCGGTGTATATGGGGCAACCCCAGCAATCAACGACACGAACAATACACGACAACTGATTCGAGTCAACAAACCTATACGCATTGCCGGCATCTACGTTTCGAATCTCAGCAGAACAACCTTCAGCGATATAGATGAAAGGGGCATATGCTACAGGAGTAGCATTGTAGTTCTGTTTGGGATAGAAAGCCCGGAGGCCATTGATAACAGATCCCTCCCAACAAACGAAAGCAGGATTGGTCGTGTTGTTTACAAATATACGGATACCTTGTATAGTGTTATCAATGTCGTGAGGTGATATAGCACCCCCTGCGGCAGGATACATGCTCTGAAGAGTAACGCGGAAATTTACATTAACCGATGGAGCATTATCCCCTAAATAATAGTTGCCAGGCATCAACGTGACAGTGCCGGCACCATCATACGTTTCTGGTGATACTTCGTCACATGCTGCTTGTATTTGAACGTAGTCATCTATCCCGTCTGTGACATAATCATAAAATTCTGAATCGGCATCAGACCCAGGTCCGACAACAATCCCAAGCTTACGAGATGCGCTTACGAGTTGTGAATATGTCGCCGGATCTTGCTTATCTGACCCATTTTTCAGGTCTGTTATGTTGTTGCTCCCCATTGACAAATCGCCGCTCATAGTTCCGCCGCTTGTGTTGAGTTTGTCCCACCCCTGCCGGATGGTCATAAGGTCAGTTGGTGCTATGCCATCTGGTGATCCTAGAACCTTTCCGCCATAAAATGTAATATTCGCCCCCTCTCGCATCTCAATTGGTCCGCTCTTTGCGGCCATACCACTTCCAATAAGCAACACCAAAATAGTTGTAACTATGAAAATATTAATTAATTTCATTTATTCATACCTCGAAATTTTTAACCATATATCCCATTCTCCGTCTCCGCTGCCCCCAATTGTGGCAATTAAAGCTGTAGCAGCCACGATCTCGGCAACAGGATTTCTAATAAAAGTTGTTCCATTTAACGTGTGAGGAACTTCACTATCAGCCATTAAAGCATTTGTGTCAGCCGCCCATCCAACATTCACCGTTCTTGAGGGCCCTGCTTGCTGGCATTTTACAACAATTTCGTCAATTTCACAAAGAGCGGGAGTAGTTAAAATCGCCTGGGTCGCACCTCCATCGTGAACAATCCTGTATGGACCGTAAACAGAAACATTTGGAACCGACCAACCTCCGCTTAAACCATTTAAAAATTGAGTTACAATAGCCGGAGCTTTTGGACAAAGACCGTGTAAAGAAGTAGTTACATTCAGCGTGGTTACATCGGTTGGAGATGCCAACTCATCTAGTTTTATTGAATCTGATCCACCTGATTTATGACTTGTTGCATGAGTAGCCGGAGCAGGATTTCCATAAGTTCCATTTCCAAGTAATGCCTGAGTCGCAGAGTTTGAAAGTTTTGGGCATAATCCGTGTTTAGTAGTACTCACATTTAAATCAGTGTTATCGTCTCCAGCGGCTAAATCATCAATCTTTATGGCGTCAGATTGTCCAGAAGCGTGAGTAGAAGCGTGAGTAGAAACAGACGGAGCCGCATAAGCTCCATCTCCTCTGAAAAATGTAGTTGTATTATTAGGGATTTTTGGACATAATCCGTGTGCAAGTGCAGAAACGTTAAGATTTGTATTATCTTCGGGAGAAGCAAACTCGTCTAACTTTATTGAATCCGATCCGCCAGTTTTATGTGTAGAAGCGTGGCCCGCTGCGGCCTTCACCGATGCAACACCATCTATAACTTGAAGGGTTATATTATCTACCGCAAAAGCTGGAGATAGTCTCATATCCGCTATGCTATCTTGAGCATAAACTACCGTACCAAAATCTGCATCCTCGATTCCATTTTCCGTGACTCTTAAAACAGCTAATACAATCCAATCAGTATCATTAGGCTCTGCTGGGCGAGGATGGTAATTCTCCAAAAAATCTATAGAACTATCTGGAATTTCCTCTACTCCAGATTCTAATTTTAAAGTCGAATCAACAGCATCAATATAAACTAAATCATATCTATGATATCCAGATGAAGCAGCGACAATACCAGTTAAGTTTCCCCCAGTAAAAGTGTTAGATACACCGGAAACTGTAAAATTTCCACTTGATACCGCAACTGCCGTAGTACTGGTCCGAGTAACAACACAGCCACTTAAAACACCATAACCAGCAATTGCGGATTTTTCATACAACCGATAAGTAGAAAAATTAGCTAAATCTTCGCCAATAGGCTCTACTAATGGAAAACGCGACCAGTTTTTTGTCACCTAACTCACTCCGCAGTTTCGCCCTTTCTGGCAAAGACATATGAAATTCCAGTTTTTGCTTTACACCCAACAGGAATTTTTCTCCTAACCCAAACCCCATAAAATTCACCGGGAGCGAGCGTCCCAATAGAAGCTCCAGTAGCAAAAGTATAGGGATTGAGCCAAGTAGGAGACCCTGCCGGAGATGTACTCTCATCGGCAATAGTAGCAATATAACCAGTAGATTTATTACTAGGCTCCTCGACATAAAATCTTACTTGATTATGTTCCACTCTCTTTGCCGTAGTATGAAGAACTTTAGAAGTCCCATTTGCTCCGCGAGTACATCCAGTAAATTGATTCCCTGATTTCCCAGTATAAGTAACCTCTTCATCTTCAACAAAAAAAGCTCCAGAAGTTGGAAAATCAGATGCGTCCGCTACGTCAACTGTAGTTTCCGATCCCCCATTCTCAAGTTGCGTAGTGAGTAAGGACATTGGGAGAGTTCCTGTTGGAGATATGTATACTTTAGCAGCAACAAACGACAATGTAGCATGGGTATTTTTAATGAAAAACGCCCTATATTCGGTATCTCCAACTTCAGACTCGGCAGCGGAAACATTATCAAAAAGATTCTCATCCGTATCCGTTATAATCTCATCCGAAGAACGGTATCCTCCCAATCCATCTCCACCAGATTCTCCATCTGCGGAAGCTGTAGATTTAGATTTGTATCTTTTTATATCCGTAGAAACAATAGGCATAAACCCTCCTAAACCACAAAACACTATACCATATTTTAAAAATATGAATTATATAATTGTATAATTATACCGACCATTTATCTCTATACTTTATATCATATGTTAATGTCCCGGCAGAAAAAGTTAAATCTAATCTTTCCTCCGTACTATTAGCTCTTAAGTATGGGATAGACCTTTGACCACTGTAATTATGCCAAGAAACTAATTTCATATAATAAATATTTAAAGAAGAACTAGAATTCGTAGTTATTCTAAAATAAAAGCTCCCATTCCCAGACATTTTAGTAAGATTATAACCTACCAAACTTCCAGCAACTAGACTTTTTTCACATTCCCACCAATTAACATTATCTGAAGAAACCTCTAATTTCGGCGACCCCACAAGAGATGTTATTGTCATAGTTAAAACCGGATCTTCTAAAAGAGGATGTTTCAACTGAAATTTACATACTAAGGACCCGCTGGATGCAATAACAAGATGATTGGTAGAAAAAGTAACATTAGTAGATGAATCGACGTTTCTGGTAAATTTATCGGAATCTATAAAAGAATCGATATAAGTATGTTTTGCCGTATAATCGTTATAAAACTCGTATTCGGCCCCATCCAATAAAACGTCAGCAACATCAATAAAATATCCAACTGTATATTGTTCTACATTTGGAGAAATAAGATTAGATCCGCCAGAATACCCGCCAGTTATTTTAATAGAATCATAAAGAGTAATTTGATCGCCTGTATTTAAAATAGATGTTACTGAAATAGGTGAAGAAGCGGAAGATCCGGTTTTAGAGGTTTGAACATATCCCTCCGATCCAATCTCAGAAAGAATTAAAGTCATAACAAAAGGAAATGGCATCCCTGGATAATCATGATTATAACTAAATTCTAAAGAACAAACCTTCCACCTTCTTGAAAGATCCTTAATCAAATAAATATCTTCTGAATCGTCATTCCAATTATAATTAGTAACATTGTATTTAGCTAAAGATCTTAATGCCTCTTCTGTGCTACAATGGCCCTTAAAAGTTACTTTCGTAGACTTGGGTTGTATGTCGGTTATTTTTACCGTAGTCCCATGCCAAAAAGACATGGTTTCAAATGAAGACGAAGGGTCAAAGGGAACTGCATCTGTAATATAAATACCGCAAGCCGGACTCAATTCCAAAGAATTTAAATAAAATGTATTAGTAGTCATCGATTATTCTCCATGTATTTCTGAAGCCTCCTGCGACGGAGTTCTAAGGTTGCTTCAGCCGAAAGATCGTCGTTTTCTCGTAAAGATTGATGTTCAATGAAGTTCTTTAGAGCAAACAAAGTAACAACTTCAGAAACTTGAGGAAATACTAGTTTGACATCAGTAACATGGTTGTTTTCATCTTTGGTAATATTTAGGCGAACTAATTTAGTAACAATATTTAGGATGTCCCAAATTACTTCTTGGTTTGCGGTTAGATTATTAAATTGGGATAGGCACCATTTATTTAAGGTCTCGCCCGTGGAGAGTGTAACGACCTCAATTTGGTTTTGGTTTTGGTTTTGGTTTTGGTTTTGAAAATCGGTATTGGTATTGGTATTGGTATTGGTATTGGTATTGGTATTGGTATTGGTATTGGGCATAACTACCTCCCCGCCAATGCTTTCGCAAAATTATGATTGTAACAAAGAAGTTGATAGGTCTCTTTTATAGATTCGGGCCATCCGAGTTTATGAAAATAAGATAAAAGTTCGGCTGCGCGTTTTTCTCCATTCCTTCTCCGCTCTGCTCCATCGTTATGAATATGATCAATCGTTAGAAATTTTAAATTAGACTCACCACAATAACAGGGACCAAAAAAATTAAATGCCTCGCGCCACAATTTCTGACGATAGCGAGAATATCTATTTAGTTCTAGCGGAGATTTATCAAAATACCCACGATTTTTTGCGCAATTATGATTCCAACATAAAACCTGATAATTTGATATTATTTTGTCGATGGGCCATCCTTGTGATTTTAAATTACTGTATTCGCTCAAGACGCTGCCATATTTTTTTTGTTTTTCTGCGCCATCCTTATTTTTATGATCAATAGTTACAAATATTCTATTATCCTCCCCACAAATCGCACATTTACTCCCCAAAATCTCGAACATCTTATTCTTAATGTTTATTCTATATTTACGACCATACTCTTTTTTGTTGTATTTATTATCTTTTGTATACATTAATTTTTGTTCTTTAAGCCTAATTATATTTTTTTTTCTGTATTCAATATCGTATAGTTTTTTCTTGTACTTCTTTTCCTCTCCACTCAATTTCTGTCTAACCATATTAATTCACATATCCATTATTCCTATAAATTTAAAACTATTTAAATCTTCCTATTACTCTTTCAGTATCGTATCAACAAAGATTTGTCCCCCAATCTGCATACTAAATCTAAGTTGAACCTTCTCTGTTGGATCTGTATTATGGGCCACGCTAACATGAACAGTATACGTTCCGCTCTCCCTCACAAGATTATCTATCAGCACGTTCCCTATATCATCGGAAACTTTAACAAGAAAAGGAGATCCCATAATCTCTTGCTCGTTAATTATCCCTGGTCCACTTAATTTAATAGTAAACAATATCTCGGGATCTAAATCAGGATTGCCGCCGCCTCTAAACAGAGTATAGATATCCGTAGCTTTGAATCTATAATCTGGATTCTCTACATAAGTCTGGTAGATAATATCTTCCTGTCCCTCTCCATAAGGCCTACCCGTAACAATATTTGTTAAAATACCGCCTTGATCTTTATAAGTAAACTGAGAAATATAATCGGGAGCAGTGAATAAAGCTGATCCCGCTTCAGCATCCGATGTTTGAAGATTTATTTGATGTATATGGTCAAAAGTTGATACAGACTGATAACTATCATCACCAGTAGTCGTTCCAGAAACAGAATGAGTATGTGTCGCTGAAGATACATTTGTAGACGTAACTGTCCCAACCCCACCAGTAACGGTAACGTCGTAATTAGAAAGCCACTGCTTTCCACACCCAATCGCAGTGCAGCAACCCCATGTTGGGGTTTTGGTCGTTGTTATCGCGACTGAATTAACCCCAGTCACAACCGTAGAAGTCTCTGATGGTGCGCTGGTAGTTGGGTCTATAGTGTGGGTATGCCCTTTTGCACTCACCTGGATGGTTGCGCTCGGGACTCCCGTTACGCCAACTACCTGATGATGATGCGTAGTAGATGAAATGGTTCCTGCGGGATTTTCTTCAGAACCTCCTCCGCCTCCTCCACCTCCTCCACCACTTCCAGATCCAGAACTTGTATCGGTAACGTGAAAACTTGTATTACATGTTAATTCTAATTTTTGTATCTTTAAAATGTCACTTGTTATTTCAAAAGTATTTGTCCTCGCAGCAGAAGAATCCACATTCTCCGACCAAGACCACGAAAATTCTTCAATTTCATCTTGAAGATGTTTTCTATATTTTTCTGAAGCCGCTCTCATTGCTTTTATTTGATCATCATAAGAAATTAATCTATCACCGAAAGTTAAAGTTTGGGACAGTGGTTTTAGTTTTATTGCAATTTCTTTAATCCTTAGATCTTGTTCTACAAATTCAGATGGAATAGAAATATGTGCAGTATCACCAATTTTTCGTTGGTCTACCGCATCTCCAATAAATAACGGTGCAGTAAATTTAATACTTCTTGACGGTAAATAATGCTCATTCAAATATTTAACCACAAAATTATCAGCAACTGCTTGACTATGAATTGTAGAATCATCAAGGAGCACAAATCTTCCGCCGCGGCCCATATTAATATGTCTTCCGGATTTTACCCCTGCGGCACCAGATCCATAACCGCTGAACATGACTCCATTTATCATATTTCTAGCGTCTGCTTTGTCTATTTCTGAAATAGAATCTATATTATACTTCTCACTATAATAATTAGCCGGAGAGTTAGAGGTTCCACTTCCTATTTTATCGGAAATATCTACGTAACAGATTCCATTTCTAAAAACAAATTCATATTCTAAATCTAAAGCAGTAAGTAAAGTTTCTAAATTATCAAATGGCACATCCCCATTTGCTGTTTCCCAATATACTATAATTGGAGTCGAAGATTGAACTACTACAGAATCCCAAGTAGCAATATTTAAATTTGATATTGAAATCCATTTTTTTGCGCTAATTGCGGTATTAGTAACATCAAAGTCTGATGCACTTATAGTTTCACTCGTACTAGAATCTGTAGCTACTCCGGTTATTATTATATCTCCCTCAGTTCCGGTGCCAGTTATACGAAGATAACATCCACCATCCGGAGGTTGAGCTGTTGGAATCTTTGTTGTCCCGGAATCTCCGGAATAGATTGTTGTTGCGGGGGATTGGGTAATTGAACTGCTGATGTTACCAATTCTAATTGGAACTGAAGAATCCCAAATATATGGTGAAGAAATTACATGATAATATGGGAATGTACCATCAGAACATCTAATATAGAGAGAGCGATTCTCGGAATCATGGTACCACCCAGAAATATTAGTATTATGAGTTACAAGCGACCCAACCGCACATTCTTTTTTTGTCCAACTATTTATAGCTCTAACACATCCATTAAAACTTGTATCTGTTTTAGAAGTATAAGATATTATTTCCCCATCAATAAAAACCATTCCACTGGAATCGAAATTGGTTGTATTATTTACCGATAAAGTTGTTTCTGATCCACCACTAGCGAGAGCTGTAGTTAATAAACAGGAAGCTCTTTGTTTTGGATTAATGATAGTTCCAACGCTATGAGTTAATTTTGTCGTACCTCCCGCTCCGCGAACGCATCCAGTGAATTGAGTTGCGGTTTTTGATGTATAAGTTATTTGTTCATCATCTATGTAAATAGATCCACTAGAGCCAAAATTAACCGTACTGTTGACAGAAATTTCAGTTTCTACGCCATCGTAAATCAATCCCGTAGTTAAAACGGTATTTTTTAAAAACTCTAAACTAGTTTGTTGAGGAAGTAAACTTGAATCTTCAAATATTTCCGTTATAATATATGGAATTCCAATATATTCAAATTTAAATATATTATTATCTGTATCGTATTCCTTAAAAAACGAATCAGGAATAGCAGAAAAGGCCATATAAAGAAGACCTATTTCTCCGTCGTTTTCCGTGGGCTTCAAGCTAGAAACTAGATTATGTAATTCTACATTATGCCAATCGTTCTTTACTAGATAGACTCCACCCTTTTCGTTTTCTGGTTTTAAAATTTCACTATATTCTTGAATATTAGCTTTGTATGTCCCATTAGAATTCCTTGTACAACGCCTCGAAACCCCATCAAACATTCTTGTGGACCCCTTAAGATAGAAAGCGCACTGAGAATCTTCTGGGATAGATCTATCTAACTCAAAACTAGCCTCACCAATAGATCCATCTTTAAATGATATATTCCCACTTATTATATTTGGAAATATATATTCTCCTTGAACAGTTTTAACACTTAAACAATCAATAAGAGGATATACGACCCCAGAAACATTAAGCCAAGTAAAAATAATTTGATCTGGAACATAACAAACCTCATTCCACTTGACATTAGAAGACTGAGATAAAAACATCTGATTATTCCACTTTAAAACACTAGAAGATGTATTATAATAAACTCCGTTCCATTGGAAAATATTATTAAAAATATTGTTTTTGTATAACCTTCCACTAGGATATGAAACGCCATATATCTCTCCATTAAAAACAATAAGATGTGAAATATAAATTTCACCTTCTAAGTAAATATCTATTTCTGTCCACGAACTAGACCCATTCCACTTATATAACTTTCCAGTATACGTACTACCATAAATCTCTCCGCTTAGAACAACTAAAGAGAGGATCTCTGTTTCGTCCCCTAAGGTTGGAGCTACTTCGGTCCAGGCGTTTACGCCATTCCACTTATATAACTTTCCAGTATACGTACTACCATAAATCTCTCCGCTTAGAACAACTAAAGAGAGAATCTCTGTTTCGTCCCCTAAGGTTGGAGCTACTTCGGTCCAGGCGTTTACGCCATTCCACTTATATAACTTTCCACTAGGATATGTACTACCGTAAATTTCGCCATCTAAGATTATGAGATCTGTGACCCCTATCTCCTCGCTTAACATTGGAGCTACTTCTATCCAAGCATTCAAACCGTTCCATTTATATAACTTTCCATTATTATACGTACTACCATAAATCTCTCCGCTTAGAACAACTAAAGAGAGAATCTCTGTTTCGTCCCCTAAGGTTGGAGCTACTTCGGTCCAGGCGTTTACGCCATTCCACTTATATAACTTTCCAGTAGGATATGTACTACCGTAAATTTCGCCATCTAAGATTACAAGGGAAAGTATCTCTGTTTCATCTCCTAATGTCGGAGCTACTTCGATCCAAACACCAAGCCCTGTAAACATCCTATTATTCCATTTAATACTAGAATCTTGAAACACGAACATCCGATTTAACCATGTAACAATAGAAGTATAGTCATCGGTATATACTCTGTTGGTCCATTTAAGAACATCAGAATCCTCAATGAACATACTGTTTTTCCATTTAACAATATCTGAAATAGAAACATAATATGTCCCACGATTAAATGAAGATTTATTATATTTTTCTTGATTAAATCTTAAATCTCTTAAGTAATTTTTATTGCCCCATTTAAAATCAGAAAGAGAAGTAAGATAAGAAATATTATTCCATTGAATAATCTCAGAATTATCTACAAATTCCCTGTTGATCCATTTTACAATATCAAAAAATTCTTCAGTTCTGGCTAGAGTATCCCATTCAAATCCATCTAAAAATTCTATATAATTAATATTATTATAAACAAAATTGGAGTAAAACCCTTCAGTATATGCTACATTGTTCCATTTAGACGTGGAAGCTGAAGTAACATATAACACCCCGTCGCGATTAAAAGAAGAATTATTATATTTATCGGTATTAAAGGCCATTTTAATCTACCTATATAATCCATCTTGAAGAGCGCTCTTTATTCTTTCAACAAGAGTATCCATACTATTATCCGTAATTATAGCCCCACGAGCATCTACATGAACAGTAATATTCCTTTTGGGATCTAATGCAATAGCATCGGCAACTCCTCTCTGTTGAGCAGCATTTAAAATAACTTCATGAGGGTGAACCGTCGCGCCGCCTTCATACTCTCCAGTATAACCGCCTTCGGCAAAGGCGGGAATGTCATATAGAGACATGTTAGGAGTTCCTTGAAAGGCGGGGAGATCTCCTGGAATTGTATCTCCATAATTAACACTTACCAAATCATTAGCATAGCCTTGAGACACCGTACTTACATAAACCGTAAAAGTTGTTGAACCTCCGAGACCCCAAAGTTGACCCGCAACAGCATTAGCATTGGGGGCCTGAACATCAACATTAAAAGACGAGCCTTCTAACAAATTAGACTTTAAAGACTCTATTGGACTTAGATCTACAACAGGATTGACTTGTAAATCAGACTCAGAAAATATAATAGGTACATCTTCTTCCCCCGAATCAAAAGTGAATATACTTCCATCTGATAAAGTAGACGTTCCTTCCGAGAAATTTGTTACCTGTCCAACGGCGGGTGCGGACTGTGATCCGGGAACGATTCCATTGGGAGCCCCTCTCTGAAAAACAACATTACTTGGCCAAAGAGCGTCCCCTTTTAAGAATCGAAAATTTTCATCAATCACCCCTATTGGAGTACCCTCAATTGCATACGGACGTGTATCGGAAGACTTAGCATCCTGCGCTATACTTAAACCAATTTCACCTTTTAAATTTAATTTCGAAACAGGACCATAATAAAGATCGGCATCATCATATAAATCTTTTAATGATTCTTCTACGGTAATATCGGGATCTTCAACTCGATCTGACTTTATATGATCCGTCTTTTGACCAAGAGTCATTGGGATACTACTAAAAGCAATAATTTTATTAGGGTCTGTCCACTGTCCAGTTGGATCAAAAAGGTTAAAAGCATGACTTTTAGTCCATCCTACCGCAACCTTATCCCCATACACTAATTTTAAAGCGTTATATTGATCAACGGCGGCTTGGACACACTGATAATATTGCTTATTCACGCTCTGAGACGCTTCTAATACACTAACATATTCGCCTTCATTCGGAAATTTATTTTGAATAACAGTGTTTGCAAGATTAAGAATTTGTTTAACCTCATCTGGATTAAAATTATTAAGAACGTCAAGATTTTTATTTAACATACTAATTGGAAATGCAGGATTTTGATTACCAAAATCCTCTGGATTTATTAAAGAATCTAGCTCAAACGCATCAAAACTGAAAATGCTGCCATCCGGTAAAGTAGACGTTCCTTCCGCAAAATCCGTTGCCTGTCCACTACCTCCACTTACGGTGTTAACATATACTGTAAAAACAGTTGATCCTCCAAGAGCAGCTAATTGAGCCGCCACCGCATCGGCATTAGAAGTGACTTTTACGTCATAAGGAAGACCTTCGTCAGCAGTAGATTGTAAATCGTCTATTGGTTCTGTATTAACAACAGGCTCGACGGGAACTTCTACACTTCCGTTCTTGTTGGCTGACGAGCCTAAGAAAACAATGTCTCTATCCGGCTTTCTGGCTTGTCCCCCAAGGGTTAGTCCATATGATCCGGAGTAAGTAGCCCAATTATCAGGGATTCCAAGATCTTTTTCATACATTTTTTGATATTTAGCTACCGATATTTCTAAATTTGTTTTATATTCTCCATATAATGTATCGTGATAGGCTATCCAGTCTGGCATGTCTTCCGGAGTTAAAGTCCCATAAAATGGGACTTTCCCAACTTTAGCGGCGGGCCATTGTTGTTGTTTCGAAACAGATATTCCTATGGTTGCTTCATACTCGTCTTTAGTCATAAAAGTATCGGCAACTCTAACAAGCATTCCACCAGTTGAAGAACTCACGGTTCCGAGCGGAGAAACTCTTTCGGGAGTAAAAAATCCTTCAATGTCACAAATAGATGAATAAAGAAGTTGTTGCAATGAGGCGTCTACTTTTGCTTGTGTTGCTGCCCGATCAGATTCAGATTGGACGGCTGAAGTAGTCGATTGGACAGCTTTAGTGGTTTCGTAACTTGAATCGCTAAATGCGTTTTTTATCGTTTTAAATTGTGCCCAAGGATCAGACCACGTTCCGATTTTTTTAGTATTTTTAGCGGTTTCTTCCGTGGAATTTTTAATTATTTCGATAGGAGTCCAAGGTAATTTACCAGCAATAGTAAATCCTTTTATCAATGTATCAATATCTGTTTTACCTGGTAATCTTTCGTCAAAAGCTTGGAGATAGGCGGCATCTATTCCGGTAACACCATATTCTCCCTTAAGTCTATCGGCAATCCCTTGATAACTATTAGCATTTACTAAGTCAGCAAAAAATGCAAGTTCCCCCGTTAAAGAAGATACTCCATCGGATAAAGAAGAAAATTCTCCGGTAAGACCCGTTGTTTCTCCCGTCAAACTAGAAGTTGCAGTTGTTTGTTTTTCTGTAGTTTTTGTACTTTGATCTACAATACTTGGAGTGGGGACCAATTTAGATGTTACTTCATATCCCAGTTTTTCTAAATTAACTCTCCCAATTTCAGCATCTTCTGGAGTTTTATACCATCGAGGAGTAATAGATTGCCCTTGTGCATTTACTCCTTCTAGAAGAGTATACATTTGCCCTGTATTATCTTCAATTTTACTTAAAGACGATTGAGATTTTCTGTCATTATCATTATTATTGTCGTCAGAAACTTTTGTCGCCCTAAATGTAATAGTCCCGTCATCAGAAGATCCTTTTGTCGCTTTATATACTTTATCAACAGCAGCTTGCCCAACAGGAGTGCTACTTTCTATTCCAGCATATGATTTTTCTACTGTTCCGCCGACTCCCGCAACCTTAATCCCATTATTTAAATAGCCATTGCTTCCGACGATCCCATTGGTTATTTCAGATGCAAGAGATTGAGCATTAACTACAGCCCCCTCTCCATTAATTAATCTATCTTTCTCATTTTCTGATACATATTTATAATACTCAGACGCAGACCCATTGAACGTCGGTTGGGTCCCGCTCATATAGTAACTTTTAAAAAAATCAACATAATCCTGATACATAAATGGCTGTGGAACAACACTACGAACCTGCCCTTTGTACCCTATTTTATTTCCTTGAGTTACTTCAAAAAGACTTACATCCTCGGCAGATATTTTACCTGAAGCGTTCATGCCTAATTGAGCGTGACGAACTTCTGACGAATATGGTACAGTTGCCATTCCTAATTGATGTGACCAATATTGTTCTAGCGCCTGCTGCTTTATCGCTTTAATATCTTTAGAATAAATCGCCTCAGCAAAATCCGAATCTTCAGCGGATTGAATTTCTTTGATAGTATCATCAACAAAATTAGCACATGTATAAATTCCATCCACATAAGCTTTTGCTGGAGTTTTAGCCTCCATTATGGAATTTTGTAACCATCGTATTGCGGGGAGATCGCGTTTAAATTGTTCTAAAGCCTCAAACCCAGAAACTCCTTCGTCAATATTTACTCCGCCAACTCCATTAAATGTAACTCCATATAGACTATTTTCATCTCTCAAACTAGCATAAGGTTCTATAACTCTCGCGGTAGTTATATCAACTCCAAATTTTTCTGCAACTCTTTGTTGATTTTTTGTGCCAGCCAAAACTGGCACATTACTTGTATTTAAAAATGAATTCGCATAAGCTACAACTTGATCAAATATTCCAGGATTTTTCTCTCCGGTTTTAGCATCCCAAGTATCTCCAACAAAAAAATTATAGTACTTATTTCCTAAATTGGACTCTTCTCCGGGGGGCTGATAACTGGTTGTATGAATATAACTATAGGGTCCAGTTTCTTTTGACGGGTCCGTAATTACACTTACTATTTTTTTTCCAGTTTCTAAAACGGCTTTTCCTTCTTGACCTGATGCGACAATAATAGATCCAACGGTACTCGGCATCATCCCAATCTGCATCGCAAGAGCCGCTAAAGACCCAGAAACTGTATTAATGGCACCTACCATTGAATTTAAAAACTGCCCGGCCCAATTTTGGAATAAAATCCCTAAGTTAGCAGATGATACACCACTATAAATTGCCGCTCCTATTTTTTCTCCAACGCTTATTGCGGTTGAAACTGCCGAGCCCCAATTTATAGTGAGTAAAATTCCAGTTAATGCATTAGTTGCGGCAGTTGTTAATTCGGACCAAGGAAGATCCCCTATCTTATTAAGTATCCAAAGACCTGCATCCTGTAATGCTTCTCCTGCACGAGTTCCCAGATTAGACCAATCAACGTTATCAATAGAAGTCTTCAACCACTCCATTGATTGATCCCATGCGGCATTAAAAGCGGTAGATAGATTAGAAGTAATGGACCCTACTTGACCCCAATCTATTCCGTCCCAAATATTTTGAGCCCAATTTCCAAGATCTCCAAGTAAATTTCCTGCGCCTCCTCCAGATGTCCAACCTAAAAATCTCTCAGAAATCTCATCTAGTCCATCTATTCCATTATTAATCCAAGAGGTTAAAACAGATCCAGAATCTTCAAATTTTTCACCAATAAAATCAAGGGCTGACCCTGCAATATCGGCAACACCTTCCCAATCTCCAGCAACGAGGGCTCCGCCGAGAGCATTGAGACCGGGAACGGCGGTAGTCGTCAAAAAATCTGAGAACTTTCTAAGTAAAGGATTAATGTAATCTGAAATACCAGCGGCGGTACCCTGAAATGCTGTTTTTAAAAATTTTAAAGATCCTTCAAGGTTATCTACCTGGATTGCAGACATCTCCGTTGCTGCACCAAGACCTTTTTGAGAATCAGTAAAAATTTTAAAATATTCCATTGCTAATTCAGGATTTTGACCCGACATTGCAAATGGTGTTGATCCCTGAAGGCCATAAACTGTTTTAGCCCAAGCCTGTCTCTCTATATTTGAATATCCTTTCTGATCAAAAGCCTTATTAATTTTATCGACGACCCCAAGACTTCCCATTTCACCATAAGTCTCTGGATTAATATCTTGCCAGGTCAAACCTAATTTATCTAGAGCTTGATTAACATAAGAAAGATTTACCGCCTTTCCGGTCTCTTCGTCAATAATTTGACCTTTTTCATTAGTAATCCCCATGTTATAAGCTTCTTGCTTATTCAGATCACTAACATTTGGAGTGCCACGAAGCAAGATTCTACGATAAGCCATGCCAGCCTGTTGAGGTTGGAGACCAAGCTGATATAAGCTTGCGGTCATTGCATAAGTTTCTGCTTGAGTTCTCCCATACGTTTTAGCAACCGCAGAAACATCTTTTAATAATGGAGCAAGATCTGTATCTTTTGCTTTTGTGGTAGCAACAAGAGATGCCATTAAATTTTCGGTATATTTTAAGTTCTCTTCAACAAAAGCCTTTTTAAGACCAAACCAAGTTAAATTCTGAGAAACAAGAGTATTTAAAGAAGATCCAATATCTTCCGAATTAATTGCTTGAGCATATTGAGAAAACCCCTTAAGCATTGATTCGGTAAGCGCATTAGGCGTTCCAGGAGTGACATTACCTCCCATACCTGCATATTCAGCAATAGCTTTAGAAAGATCGGTAGGGCTATAAATCGATTTACCAGCTTGAGAACGTGCAAGTTGTTGTGTATATTGTTTGATAAGATCGGAATCCGCCTTGGTCATCCCAGGTTTCCAAGATTTAGCGGCTGCTTCAGATGCCCACTTTTCGATATTCATTCCAGTATAGGCACCATATCCGGCTACTAATGGAGCAGCATTAAACGGATTTAGCAACATTGCCGCCGAGGACGCGAGCAAAGACCCGGTAACAGCTCCACTCAAGCCCCTCATTCCGGCCATTGGGATAGCAGCTAAAGTTCCCATACGAGCCATAGAACGCCCAACGGACATTGTTGCCGCAGAAAGAGCGCTCATTGTAGCAATAGCTCGTTCTCCTGAACTCACTATACCACCAAGCGCGGCTTTGCCCGCAGAACCCAAAGCAGACATTGAGCTTGTTACTTTGGCGGTAGAGGATGATACTTGCCCAGAAATAGCCTGCAACTGGGTCATAGAAGTTGCTACAGATTTAGTAGCGGTAGAAGCTTTTGTGGCTCCCGCGGACATTGGCGAAAAGACGGACCCGAGTTTAGAACCAGAAGAAGAGAGGAGATTTAGGTGTTGAGCGGTAAGCATAAGAGTGTTATCTATATTCTTTAAAATGGGAATGGCTGAGGCCATACCATTCAGATTCATCTTCCCCATAGTGGCGGCCTGAGCATCTATTTGAGCGGCAGCCGATTTAAACTGAGAAAGTATCTGTGGAAGACCCGTCGAAGTAAAAACGAATCGAGAATAGTAGACCGAACCCATAAGAAATCGTGTCTAGGTTAGGAAGATAGGTTTAAATAGAGATTTTAAAAAAATGAATTAAATATAAATTAGTCGGGTAAATGTTTAGAACAATTATGATTATAACAAAGAATTTGGTAATCTTCTTTTAAAGATTCTGGCCAACCTTGTTTCCGAAACTCTATTAAAAGATCGGTACTATCTTTTTCCCCATTCTTCCTGCGCTCACAACCGTCATTATGAATATGATCAATTGTGAGATATTTTACATCGCTTTCTTTGCACTCCTTACATGGACCGAAAAAGTTAAACGCTTCGTACCAGAGTTTTCTCATATATCTTTGTCTCCTATTTAGTTGGTCGACAGGAATATCAAAATACATTCTATGTTTTTTAGTACAGTTGTGGTTCCAGCAAAGAATTTGATAATTTTCTTTAATGTATTCTTCGGGCCAACCAAGTCGCTCAAGAAACTTAGCTAAATCTCCGCCGCTAGGAGATTTTCTCATTTTTTTTCTTTGCTCTGCTCCATCGTCATTAATGTGATCAATTGTTAAAAACTTAAAATAGCTTTCACCGCATACGGCGCATTTATTTCCTAAAATATCGAGAAGTTTTTCTCTCCTTTTCCTGGACTTATTTCTCCTCTTTTTGTTTATCTCATCTTTGTTTTTGTTATAGTATTTTCTTGTGGCTTCCCGACTTTGTTCAGTTTTAACCAGCTTTCTCAGAGGACTATTCTGACAACGCTCTTTTTTCTTTTTATTTATTTCTTCTTTATGATCCTGACTATATTTTCTGTTTCTCTCTAATATAATTTCCTTGTTCTTAATATATTGCTCTTTGCTTTTAGCCTTGTCTTTTTCTCTTTTTGCCTCTTTATCTTTTGGGCTCATTAACGAAATTTTATTTATATAGCGTTCTTTTCTTTTATTACTAAACTCTTCGCGCTCTGCTCCTGACATATTTTCCATTTTTAATCTATATCTTTCTTTTCCTTTTAAATTCTTAGCTACTCGCTTTGTCTCCTTTTCCTCTTCAGTTAAAATTATCTTTTTCCTCGACAAAAAAACTCCACCAAAATAAAATCTATCCCGTTACCCATTCCCTATATGGACATTCAATCCTAAAAGTACTACGGTAACAAAGGTATCCTGTATCCCAATTGGTATCTCTTTCCTCGTGATTAATTATAAACAATCCTGCCGTCGGGATTGAGGGCATCAACGCTTCGCAACAAACACGAGCAAGTTTATTAGCTGAACTAGAACTTTCCGAAGATAAAGCGTCAACTTGCCATCTTGCGTCGCCCGTCATTATGTGATTAGTTTGATTTGCAGAGGATACTATTTGACGTAAAGGAGATCTTCCACTGTGAATATAGATTCCCGGAACCGTTGGTTCATTAGGCATAAAACCTTCATGAATTTTAGAGGCAGGAAGGAGAGCAAGTAATGCAGAATTAAGTCTTGCCTTTTTAACCATCGCAGGAACGGGTTCAACAAAAACCATTTAAATTCCTCCCCAAATACCAGATAATTTACTCATTAATTCAACATAGCATTCTTCTGCCCCCATTTCCATGAATAAAATTGGCGGGATTGATTGTCTACGAAAAATCGAATAATGACCGTCATTAAGAAACTTTCCATAAACGTCGGCAGTAATTCCGGTATCGGGATTCGCATTCGGTTCAATCTCAGAAGTCACCTCTAAATTAAAAACTCCAAGCGACCTTTCGGTATATTTTATACTTCGATCAAGATTTCCAGTATCAGGACCGGGTGCCAACATTCTAGATCGATCTTGGGCCTGGTTGGAGAATTGCCTCACATATAACTCTGTAGTAACCCATTTCTTGAGGGCGAACATCTCCATCTCAGCGGCAACTTGAGCGGCGTTACTCATAATTATTTACCTCTAGTCGAGACCAAGAGACACGAATAAAGTCCATGTTGAGAACTCACATCTGCCACCACAAGTTCATCTCCAAGAATTGTAATTAGGTCTCCTTTTTGTAAAGTGAACCTGCCGTCATACATCAGTGTTTTATACGTTTTGTTTCTAAATCCTGCAAATTCTGTATATTGACCAGATTGTTCACTTAAAAATCTGTCATAAGAATCAGCAAGGATATTGAAGGTAGTATATGAACTCAATCCCAACCGCTCCCCACTTTCTGTGGCGGGGTAGATCGTCAAAGAAGTCAGAGAAGCCGATGTAAATTTCGTTAGGGTTAAAAACTTTTTTAAAGGAAAGGCTACTTTCTCAGAATCAAAATATGTTGACAAAATAGTTTCAGTCGTAGATCCATCGGTACATGTTCCCGTAATTGTTACATTCCCAGGCGTTCCAACTCCTTCTAGGCGGAGATATGATCCACCAGTTGGCGGCTGGACAGAAATAACTTTGTCAGTTCCGCCTACGCCCGAATAATACGATTGATTTGGCCTACTAACTACGAAGCTTTCGGAGCCTATCATTGGGATGAGATCGTTATCGTGATTTTAAGGGACATTTTAAAATTATGAATTAAATAAAATTTTAGAGGATCAAATAACATCCTCCAAGTAGAAAACACCTGCTAGATCTCTTATGCTCACAACAAAATCTAACCAAGATTCAATGGTAATTCTATCTTTAACAGTTTCGTCTCCCCTCTCTTCGTCCTCACTCCCACCTTTATAGATGTTAATATTCAAAGGAATATTACCTTTTATAAGACTCTTGGTATCTAGATTTCCATCTTCGTCGGCAGATTGACCGAATTGCGGGTCGTAACCATAGAGAATTCCTACTAAAGGCTCTCCAAGGTAAGAACACGTTCCAACAATAGTTCCTTCCGAAACAACCTCATTGTCATCAGACACACCGACCAACCATAGGTCCAAATCTTTGAGGTAATGTGCTTTATTGTAAATTTCTTGTACATCCTTCATATAAGACTTAAATCCACCAGATTCATCCAAATCAAGACAATTGAACGTTACATGGTCCCAAAACTCGTAATAATTTCTTTCATTGACAAAAACAACATTAAGTTTGTAACCTTTTTCCTTTTCAACAAAAGATTTTAGGTCCGCTAATTGTTGTAAAACGTCACATGGCTCGCTCCACTTAGAAAATTTACTAGAAATCTTCTTCAAATCGTCAGACACCACATTCTCTTTAATTTTTCCAAAGAAATTCCCACAAATCTGATCTACTAAAACCCAAGCCATTTCGTTGTAGACGTGGTTTATTTCATCTCTGAAATACACATCCGTTTTACTCTGTTCATCTCCAGATAAAACGGTTGCGAATCTTTTCTTGACGATACCTTCTGAAAATTTTACGACAGGCCACGAAGAATCTCCAACATCACTAAAAATCCCAGTTTTACACTTCGCCGCAAAAGTTGCTCCTTCACCCTTAAAAACTCTCTCGAAATCTTTTATATCCCCAAACATCTTAAATGGAAATTTAAACAAAGGATATATCCCATTTACCATATAATCTTTTATCAATTCTCGAACCACTTCAGGGTTCGTTACATATTCCGGAAATTCTGGTTGCATATTCATCTCCTCAATCTTACTACATACTCTATAAACGACTCGCTTTGATCTATTATATCATCAATAAAAATATTCACAACGAAACGGTACTTTTTATCTTCAAGAGGAATTACCCTTGAACATGGAATATCTTCGATACATAAATATGAAAACTTAAAAAATGGAAACGTTACATGTTCGGGCCACATATTAATCTTCCTTTTCGCACTCGTCAATAAAAATTTCTACTGGCATTTTGCCACTTAGTCCTTGACATTCTCTAACATCCCATTCTTCTGCTTCAATATTCTCAAAGGTTCTTGTATATTTTCTAAACAAGTACTCAACCGCGCCGCTCAAAGAAATATCTGCATCGTGCTCAGTCGCAAACTTCTCGACAATATACATAAGTCTTCTAATGGCCTGATCATCCAAATAAATTGTTGGCATAATAGAATTCTAATATTTCTAATAATATTTAAACCTATCGGTAGCTATTCGTCTCTGTTTCCTCGCGAACAATTACAATTGAAACACTCTAAGCAAAAGTCTTCTTTTAAGGATTCGGGCCAACATGATTTCTTAAATTTCTTTAGTAATCCTGTCGCCTTCAACTCCCCTTTTTTTCTGCGCTCCGCTCCGTCGTTGCGGATATGAGATATGGTCAAAAATTTTAGTTCCGACTGACCACAAGGACACGGTCCAAAAAATTCATAAGCTCGAAGCCACAGTTTTAAATTGTACCTTTGATAATAAGTCTGTTCATCATAAGACAAATCAATATATTCTCTTTGCCACGAACAATTATGATTATAACAAAGGACTCTTAAATTGTCTAATCTTTGATATTTTTTGTTTATAATGGCAACGTAAAGACTCCTACCGCTCATGTGGTTATTTTTTCTGTCTGAACCACCAGATAAATCAATGTGATCAATGGTCAAGAATTCTGTTCTGGCCTCACCACATATTTCACACTTTCCCCCAAGTTCATTAATAGCTCGCTTTTTTAATTCAAGCCTCGCGATCTTTCCCTTTTTTGAAATTACACAAAAATTTTTAATATATTTATCTCTATTTTTTATTTTCAAAATTTCCTTATGGCTTTCTGCATATTTTTTGTTATTTCGGCGTATTTGTTCTTTATTGTTTTCTCTATATTTTTTTGCTTTAATTAGCAATCTTTCTTTATTTTTCACATAATACTTCCTTTTGTTTTCGTTATATCCCTCCTTACCATTTAACCAAATGCAAATAGTAGAACTACTCACCCCACATTCTCTTGCCACCTGAATCTGCGACTTTCCCAAGACATCTATTTGATTTTTTAACCACATTTGATCCTTATATAAATAACTTTTTATCCCGCTCTTCAATTTATTATTTCTCTTTTGATATTCTTTGCGATATTCCCTTTGATATTCCCTTTGATATTCCTTTTGACGTTCCCTTGTTTTATCTTTGTTCTCAAATGTCTGTAATTTATTAACATTTCTCTTCTTCAACCAAGAATTAATTGTAGATTGACTCACCCCACACTCTTCAGCTATTAAAACTTGACTCTTCCCCAGTACATTTATCTGCTCGTCAAGCCATTCCTTGTTTTTATAAGATTTTGAAACATCTGCTCCGCTAACCATGAAATTACCTCTTAAAAAAAATTAAAATTTTATTCTAATTTCTTCTCGTCAAAATCCAGCCAAATATAGATCCAAATTTCAGGGAAATTAACATCCACAGTAAAAATATAACAGGAAATTCTAATATTTTCTAGTGCCTCGCTTTTTACGCTAATTCTTTGATAAATATTTTCCGCTAGTTCTTTATAAACTTCAAGCGTGGTTTTTGTTGACTTTTTCCAATCACGCCTAAAACCAACTCCAACTTTTAGTGTTCTTTCATCCATCTCATTCTCTTCGTTTAATTCTTCGGGTGTAATTTTAATATTTTTAAAAACGGGGTCTAATTCAACCAATCTGGTAATTACAGTTTTTAAAACGATGGATCTGTCGGTCATCTCTGGAGGAAATCCTATCCAATTATCTTTAATGAGATTATATTTTTCTCCATTAATTTCAACAAATCCAGATTTTCCGTTCACCCCTCCGGGTTCAAAATTAATAAAAACATTTTTCACGTTTATTTCCTCCAAAAAAATTAAATCTTCTCCCAATCCTTAGTCAACGGATTCCAAGTAGATCCGTCAATTTCCCAAGTAAAAGTCTCATCGTTCCACTTTCTATCTTTTTCGTCTTCAACTTCTATGTTAAAATTATCTACCCAAAATATATTTTCCGTCCTCCTTAAATTCTTTATAGAATCTAAAACGGAATTAATTGGAGGAATACTACATACGAGGTCTAAAGCTATTTTATCGTCAATTTCGCCCTGAACTTTCCGTCGATTTTTAAAGAATTCCCCGTCTTTCCAGACAACATTTCCCATCAAAGAAACTTCTTTAGATCTAATAACTAGCCGATCATAAACTTTGTCCACAAAATTCTTCCAAGCATAAATTCTATCCTTGAAATTTACGAGTTGGTTATAAGTTCTAATCCTGCCTTCGGCATAACGCTCTTCATGAGAGATAGGAATGCGATACTGTTCTATCCCATCTGTAACGATATAATTTCCAAAACAGAGTGGCAATTTCTTGGTGCTATCTTCATAGATCCACTTATCTTGCCCGGTAAAATCATCTCTGGTTTCTATTTGCAAATACTTTGCCTCTCCAAGTGTACGAAACACCGAAAACAAAGTTAATTCGTCTTCAATCGACGGATTTTTGCTATACGTAACTTCCCACATAAATTAAACCCTCACATCTTCCCACTTAAAAAGAGTTGTTCTTAATGAATCAAGGATGTTTAGTTTATTAACTAAATCATCTCTCAAATCAATTAGTTTGTTGTATCGTTCCTCTCTGTTCCATCCTTCCTCTTGATATAACGGAAGTATCTCCAAATGGAATTCAAGGTCATCCACGTAGCCTATACGATCAGGAAGAGATGATAAAACAGACATATTAATCCTATAATGAGGAAAAGGGTAATCATAATTCGATGTTTTACCAAGAAAATCAATTTGTGCCTTTACATGAAGAAATTTAATTCTACTTAAAACGTCAAATTGCCCAAAAAGAGTCAGCGCATCCTTCAGATCAAGTGCTGTTTTCTCATTCCTTCCATCAACTCTAACCTTCTTCGGTTCAGAGAAGAAGGATTTATCCACTTTTAAATGGCTCATGAATCTCTAATTAGGTTGAAAGTATAAATAGTTTTGGGTATGATATTTAAAATTATTAATTAAATAAAATTATGCTGTTAAATTTGTATTATTTGTTAAGTTCGCATTCGCGCCCACGCTCGCGTCTCCATACAAAAACTCATATACAGATTGTCTCCATAAATCGTCTTCTGTAAAATAATCTATAATTTCTTTCATATCACTCTCTATGACCTTAGTCCCCTTTAAAAATCCATCTGGCAGGACAAGTGGCCTCGTATCACCAACAAAACTATCGTTTTCTTGTGCAACACACGTAGATAACAAAACAGACACAATCAAAGCTTTCATGACGAAGGAGTGCAATCTTTTTCCAGAAATAAACGCATAAATAATCACTATAATAGAAATAAGAGACAAAATAATGTTAATTACCACTAAACCCACCCCTGGCATTACAACAGCCCCCGAATATCTGATATATTTTTAATTAATCCAAGTATTATATTAATAATCAGAAGAAAACCAATAATACCCGCTATTTTAAAGTAACACCCCATCAAAAATTTGACATCTTTGCGCGTAATTTTATTAAGACCTTCTTCAGTCCCTAATTTTTCTTCCAATCTCTCTTGTCCTCTTTCTAGTTTTACTATTTTATCTGGCAGGTCCGCTCTTTTTACCATATAATCTTTGCAAGTTTGAAGAGTCGGAAGAACATCGTCTTTCCAATCACATATCTTATCCATATTTTCCTTAAGTCCAGTCACCATAGACTCTATACTGCTTTGTTTGGTTGAAATATTTCTTAATTCCGCATAAATAAACTCGTCATCCATGATAACCTCACGATAAAGGCTGCTGCAATTTTGCAGTCTGTGTACACTCAAGTTGGGGAGTTTGGATTAAACCCAATCCGGAAATTTTAGATTGTACATAATCGATCATTTGTTGTCTATTATAACCAAGTTTTATAGCTTGAATTGTATAATAAGTAAGCGCTCCGCCGACGCTTAATTCATAAGAAACTTCAGAATCTTTACAAGCTGCAACAAGAACATGATTTAGAGTAGGGACTACGACGAAACTACGGGAGACCGAAGTTGATTCTTTTTTTGTTCTTTTTCTGATAAGCGGAGGAAGGGACCGAATAGCTAAAACTCCGTCGGGAAGAAAACCGATATCCCTCGACCCAGTACCAGAATGGCAGCAATCAAGGACTACTGTCAGAGAAACGTTATCGGCGAGACCATTAAAAATTCCCCGTAAATCGTCATCCCGAATGAACTGGGGCCAGTTCGTCGGACATAACACTTCGTCGTAATTATCTTGTTCTTCGCCAGATGTGTCTATTACTTGAGATCCGTGAGAAGAGTTAGTAATAACAATTAATGATCCAGCCTTGCGGTTTTTTGCAATAACAGAGGTTATAGTAGATATTATATTCGCTTTAGTTGCCGCTTCATCCAAAAGCATAGTACACTTAAATCCCATTTGAGTTAAAAGAGCCTGCCACGCTTTTGCGTCATCTACACATTTTGTCAATGATAAATATCCTGGTGGATATTTATTTATTCCTATGCAAATAGCAGTTTTTGTGGGTCCGCCACTTCCAACGTGAATCAATCGTTCAACACCAGAAGGTTTTTTAAAAGAAGATTGCTCGAAGGGGAAAATCATTATGATTAATTTAATATGTTAATATTAAATACAAAATTTAAAAAAATGAATTAAATAAAAAGTTTAGATCCCGAAGCCATCGTTTAGATGAATTTCAGGATTGCTGGTCCAATAACTTATTAAAAGGTTAAACCAAAAATAACGGTTATAATTCGTCTGAGAATGGCAACTCATGCAGAGTGGAACAAACGCCCAATCTTTACCTCGACAAATCGACGCTTTGAAATAATCAATATGATGCACGCTCAGTCTCTTTATGTTTTCCTCTTCATGTTCGCCGCAAATAAAACACTTTCTATCAAATTTTTCTCTAATTTTCTCTTTAAATTTATTATTAAATAATTCACAATATAAAATGCGTTTTCCGCCCCTCCAATTGTGATTTTTATCTCCGATCAACATTCCCTCAATACTACATTTCCTTGAGCAAAATCTCCTTACGTCGCTTCGACTTGAACCTTCCCAAAATTCCTTCCCGCAAACCTCGCAAGTTAATTTTATTTTCTTATGTTCATCGTAAAAACACTTCTTAGAGCAAAATTTTCCACATCCGTCTTTTTCTTTGCTGGGCCTTATATAAAATATTTTACCGCAGTGCTCACAAATCTTTTCAATCTTTCCGTGTTCTTCGTAAAAACATTTTTTAGAACAGAACCTTCTGTCTCTTTTGATTTCCGCAGGACTTGCAAGAAATTCTTTTCCACAATTTAAACATTTAACGGAACGATCTTCATCCGACATTCCGCCTCTTTGAAAATTGACGTGACATTCTTTAGAACAAAAACGATCTCCACAAACCTTAATCACTGATGGATATTTATAAAATTCTTTCCCGCATTGTTTACATATACAATTATTTTCGTGTTGTAAGTGATCATAATTTTCTATTTTATAATTATAACAACACTCATGACTGCAAAATTTTCTAATACTTATCTCGCCCGGCTTAACATAAAATTCTTTTTCACAGTGTAAACATTTAAGATACCGCGCCGGGTCACGGTTTTCTTTTGCGTGCCTCATTCGACATTCTCTACTACAAAATTTTCTATCTTTTTCTGATCGCTTAGTATAAAACTCTTTTCCGCAACACAAACATTTGATAATAACTTCTCTAGATCTATCAAAACATTGTTTTGAGCAAAATTTACCTCCGCCATCTTTTATTACACTTGGTCGGACATTAAAAGTTTTCTTACAAAATAAACAAACTCTTTCTATCATAAATTTTCACTAAAAATTAAATATTTATCTTCTTGTCATATTCGGTCGTTATAAAGTGCCTTAAATACGCCGCCGTACTCATTCCTTCTTTTCCTGCGAGAGCCTCTAATTTATTCCTGATAATCCCCGAGAGTCTAAACGTAAAAGATTCTTCTTGCAATTTGGTATTCATAGAATAGTCCTCCTAATATATTCTTAATGTAAGACGGAAAAGTATATAAAGTTGTCGATCGAAATTTTTAAAAAAAAATAAAAGTCTAAAGAAAACGATTATCCAATGGATAAGATTTACGTTCAGTCGCAAGATCGCTCAATTCGTAATCCTTAAATACCTGGGCTCGCTGGTCCAAATTTTGGGAAAGATATATGCTATTGCTCTTGGTTTTGGTATAAATCACACTTCTGGTTGCGGAAGTTTTGCTACTATATTCTTTGAAAGTTATTTTAAGAAGGCGACAAAAAGCCCCAGTAAAAGGATCTAGTCCAATGTCTTTTTTAAGAGTGCGATCATACACTTTCCACGAACTATAGTACTTCTCATTACTATTCCCTCCTATAGATAAAAATTCCGCGGCATCTATACACACCAATAGCGCCTGAGCCTGATTAATTTGCGCTGCGGTTAAAAATGAGTAATCAAACAACTCGATAGTAACTGCGGCGTTAGCAACTAGATCGGCATAAATAGCGACATCAACCGCATCTAAAGAATCCTTAAGAGTGCTCCAATAAACACTCACGTACTTATCAACAGTTGCCACGGTCATTTATGGTCATCCTTTATAATTAAAATAGATCAGAATTAAAACCTTCATGAACGGACAACCTCTTTTTGGAAGCGAATTCCGATTTTGATCAATGAAAGTTAATGTTTCTAATCTATTCGCGTCTTTTAATTATCCAACAAATATTGCAAGATAAATCTTCTTACTCTGCGGTCTCTTATTTACAGGCTGAGAAACCACATCTATAAGTCTGTATTTCCCGTAAACCTCCGTAACCTTCCTGCTCAGCTCTTCAAGACCTACGGCATCGACCAGGAGTATCTTCTCGCCAAGATTCTTAGACTTTTCCATGAAAAACAAATAGGTTTGTCTCCCAAAAGTATGAATGTCTGCGGCCTCATGAAGCACCTTTACGGGGATATCACCGGCAGGAACTTTTTCGAGTTCTTTTTGGATCTGGGACACAAGTCCGTCAAGACGTAAGATATAATTACCGGTAGAGGTTTGAGCTTTAGTTACTTGGATATCCTGTTTAAGGGGTTCTTTAGTTTGTAGTTCAGTTGGTTCCTCTTTCTTTTTCTTTTCGTACATGAAAATAAGTTCCTCCAAAAATAGTCATAGGAAGACTAGTGTTTAAATTACACTAGTCTTATAGAGAATACCCTTCGGTCTGGCTACGTGAGTTACAGAGTCAACCCAAGAGTAAACATTGTGTTCAAATCCGTCAACAGAATCGAAAGTGTTTATATTCAGGGGAATATTAGCAGCTCCGAGACCTTGATTAGCGCCGTCCGCAATAGGCTGGACATTGTAATCTGGATCGTGGTAGGAGAAGGTTTCATATGCGGGCGTACCCATGTATGTACCAATACCAAGAATATTAGACTCAGAAATCCCCTCGTCTACACCAATAAGGGTACATCCAATGTTCTTAATATAAGTAACCATCTCATAAAACTGACGCTGAGAGGCTACCTTTTCTCTGGCGTAATTCATATCTGCATCGTTCGTTTCCACATGATCAAAGAACTCAAAGTAGTTTGTAGCATTTACAACTACTGTATCAAGTTTAAAACCACGATTTGCACGAATATCTTGGGCGATCGCTCTAATATCACCAAGAGGATCTGCCGCTCCAGACCACACTCCGCCAGCTTTCGCGGTTATGTTAGTTGTAGATGCATCCGCTCCAGCAGTAAGTTGGGTAAAGATATCTGTATTTATCTGATCGGAGATTACCCACGCCATTTCAGTATATACATCTCTCACATCAGACTCAAAGGCGGGATTATTAAGATCAGCATTCTTAAACGCCGTTCCCGCCTTTCTGATAGCAGTATTAATGGGGACCTGATCACCGAGACTAATCGAAACGTTGTTCCATGCAGTTTCACGAGTTCCACCAAGAGAGGGTTCAATCTTCTTTGGGTCTGTATCTGCAGTATAACTCTTTCTCTTTGCAATAATTGCCTGAGTGCTTATCTCCTTGAAAGGATATTTGAAAAGCATGGGCATGTTTGGAACCATGAATTCGCGAATAAGATCGCTAATAGTTTCACGATTCTGATAAAGATCGGTATTTGGTTTGCTTGCCATCGTTAATTCACCTCAAATATAATTTTAAGTTTCAGCCTCGGGGCAACCATAGAACAAAGCGCCGACATACTGACCACTTGCGTCTGTGGCAGCGTGCATCGCAATCACAGGAGAAGTTCCTGCGGCCTGATACTTGAACAATCCAGAACTCTTATCGTAGACCAGATGAACTCCAACATCAATGTCGGTGGTAGCATCAACTGCGACAGGGTAATAAGCCATTCCAAAGAGGGTACACTGTCCGTGCCTGAGATACCTACCAGCAACTCTTTTTGCAACGGAGTCGGCAGCGCCGGAAGTTGCGGGAATGGAAACAGGACCTAATAGATCGTTTCCGAGAACGCCAACTATGGGCGTAGTTCCAGAAGTTATAGAACTGGCAAGAACAAGAATTGGTTTACCATACAACTTTGCATAAGTATATTCTGCATTCTGAGGAGCGGGAGACACAAAGTCCGGCGACTGCGGATTGTCCGCATAAGTTACCTGAGAAGCCCAAGTATAAAGAGGCCTATCAAGCATTACTCCGCCAAGAGAGTGAGACTTTGCGGAAGAAACGGTTATGTCGCTCTCCTCAAACCAACAATCTAAAATTATGGGAGATCCAACAGCGGTCTGAGCCTGATTGGTTACGGTTTTGAGTGCTAAACTGTCATATATAGTAGCCATTTATAAATCACCTTGAATATTAATTATCTAACAACTGGTCCACCAGTTGCGCTGAGAAACCCGTCGCGCTTTGCCTTCCGGGCCTGCATCTTTCTTACTTCTTCTGAGACCTCAGACTCCGCAGCGGAACCTTGAAGTTTTACACTAGCAGCAGCCTTAAATTTATAGGCATCTTCTGCATATTTTTGAACAAAAGCCGCTGGATCTTTACTAAACTCAGCATGAGCGGCAGCAATATCGGAAACCACACCAGGAGGATACGTCTCAGACAGCCATTTCTTTTCGGTCTCGATCTTAAAAGACCTCAAAGATTCGTTCTCTTTAATTACATCATTAATCTTTTTCTCAAGATCCGGAACCTTTCCTGCGGTTTCCTTTATTTGAGTAAATTCATCAACACTTGAAATCCCAAGCGTATTCTTTACAAGTCCCCAATCAAGCATAGGTTCAACAGGAACCACTGGGGGAACATCAGCCTTTACCTCAGTGGGCACTAATGGAGCACTTGTGGTTTCGGCTTTAATCTCGGCTTCAGCCTCGATCTTTACTTCGGGAGATTCCTTAACCTCAGCAGCCTTTGCTTCGATTTTAGTTTCCGCCTCGGTAACATCTTCGGCCTTTGGCTCTTTCTTAGGCATTTTTAAATCACCTTGAATAGAATCATCTATAATTATAATTTGTTTTTCGGATAAAACTTCGTCATCCTCATTAATAATTTTCGCAGAAAAAGTTTGAGTATCTTGGTCAAAAGACGCTTCAAGTTTTTCTTTTGAAGCTTTTAACCCTTCTGGAATTTCCATACCAATACTTCTCATTTTAGATCTAATTTTAGAGAATAATCCGGTCTCACCCTGCTGTGCGGCTCTTTTATATGCTGCCATCAAACCTTCAGAATCTAGCTCAGGACTACCTTCATTTGTTATATGAACAAATGGGTAATGCCAATCAGTTCGATTAGATCCATCTCCAGTTTTCTTTAGAAAAACTTTTTTAGCTTTCGACTGATTTATTTTCCCATCGGTTTCAATATAAGACCAAAAGGCGTCATAATTTGGAGACCATGCAGCTTCTATCTTCTGTGATTCAATAGAATCTTCATCTTGAACAACTTCAATCTTGCAATGATCTCTATCACATGCCCCGCCTTGGGGGCTTTTTTCGTTGGACAAGAGGGAAATGGAATAAATATCAATCGATTCAGGATGCTCCATGTCGCTACCAGTAATGGAACCTTCCACCGACAAACCAGAATAGGAATCTTCCCCAGAAGCCACAATTTTTGCCCATTTTGGGCACAATATCTGCGCGGAAGCTAAAAATCCGCCATCATATATAACTTTAGAGAAAATACCCACGCGACTATTTATCGGATCGGCATGATCGACATTCAGTAAACCACCACGGCTTCTTGAAATCGCATCTTTAATTAAATCCTCGGTTGCCTCAAACTGCGCGGCTACGTTACCCGCTTCGTCTCTAAGAGGAAGCATGGTCCCAGGAGTGATTGCTAAAATTTTAACATTTAATGGCCCATCGGTAGAATTTTCTACTAAAATACTAGATTTATCAAGGGCAGCTTTAAACAACATCAATATAGAGGTTGTCCAAGTGATGGATAAGTTATATTTTAAAAAAACGAATTAAATAAAAATATTATAAATTTCTTTCCATTCTTCTTTGGTAAAATAAGATCTATCGTTATAAACTTCATGAATTATAATATGCAACATTTCTTCCCAGTTCTCACGTTTAGATCCCGTTTTAGTGTGACATGATCGACATAATGCAGCGAATTGAACTCGCTTTCCGTCGCAACACGCATTTTTGTTATATTCCACATGGTGTACGTCTAAATTTTTTCCGTTTTCTTCTGTAGATTTTCCACACAAAACACATTGATAACCGAAAAACGCACGCACTCTCCGTTTTAAATCTCTATTAAATTTTGGACAATATTTTTTAAAAGATATTCCACCAAGCCATCGCGGATTCTTTTCTCCTTGTCGATCTTCAGATAATTTAATTCTTAAATCGACATTTGTTAAACGATCTTTTTGAATTTTGGATCGTTTAGATCGCATCTCTTGATTATCTAAGGCTTTCTTTGTAGCTACGGATATTTTTGTGCGAACCTCTGGAGAATGTATCTTCCCAGAATTTTTTAAGGATATTCTGGACCGCGTATCAATTGTATGCGTCTTGCCGTAAAAATGATTTTTCTCTCCTGTTTGAGCTATAGACATTTTATTTTTAGTCTCTAAAGTTACAATTTTTCCCTTCTTACCCAATTTAATTCTTTCCTTCTTAACATTAATGTTAAATTTTCTTAAATATCTAGAAATAGTTGTCCTGCCTACTCCACATGTCTCAATTACTTGTTGTATCGGCTTCTCTAACTCGACACACTCTCGATACAGCCATTCTTTATTCTTATAAGTCGTATCGGGATCTAAAATAGGATTACTTTTCATATGGATCAGAAGTATATTATTTTAATGGTATTTAAATGTTTCCATAAAAAATAACATAAAGAAAAGTAGAAATACTTGACGGTGATCCGTCATGAAAAGATTATTTAAAACATGCCCGTCAAGCACATTGTTTATTGGTCTAATACTATTTAAGGTTATCTACTTTCAAATACTATTTCGTTCTTTCTATTCTCCTCGTGAATTAAATCAAAATTCCTAAGTCACCATACATTTATCCCTAATACTCAGAAATACGAGCACATTCGAATTCTAACAGCCCCGCATATAAAAACATTAATGTATATCTCTATACATCATCCCTGCAATAATCGCAAATCGTATTACAATTCTTATACTCGTCCGATTCTTCGGAATACCCTTCGTCTGGCCCAAGATATTTATAGCTCAATGCATTCAAACATCTAGAACACGCATTGGCGGTAATGAAAATAGACTGGTAAAGTCCAAAATCACCACTTTTCACCATAGCAAGCACTAAATCTTCCGGCCAGGAACTATTTCCACTACAAATTTCGCGGCTCCCATCTTCTTCGCAAACAAGCATAACTTCGTGAACTTGAAATGGAAACATAGATCTTTGATAAATAAACCCCTCTGGTGGTTTGGAAACTCCGCAATATCCTTCAGGCGGGACCCACTTCTCTCCTTCTTCGTTTTCATACCAAAAATAAGCTATTTTAGATTTATCAATTTTCATTCTTTTTCTCCTCCGCACTCAGAACAGCCACATCCTACACAAGGAAGTTCCCAATCCTCATCTTCAAGTTTCATTAGAGTATCAAACAAATCAACGGTTCTTAAAGTCCCCATAATCAAAAAACTATCCTCATCAGGATCGTCGTCGCTTAGAAACTTTTCGGCAAACTCAAATTCCGCTCCCACATTTTTCAACTCATCGAGAACGTCAGATGGAGTTATTAAGAAATTTGGGTCATCGATTACTAGCCTAAGTTCGTAACAACATGATTCACAGTTGATTAAATCTACTAGTTTAAGCATATTTAGTAATTGACCTGATGGTATAAATAGTTTATGCTACTATTCTTTCAATAATCTAATATGAACACTGACCCTCTTCTTGGGTTTAGATTTGGACTTGGTTTTCTTTGTTGTTTCAGGCTGCCCGAAAAAGTGAGTACCTTTATTCGCCTCAAAAAGTTTAACCTTTTCATCCCAAATCTTCTGTTCGTTTTCATTAAAAGCGTTTTTATGGTGTAATCTGTGGTGATTTGCGCAAAGAACTATGCATTTTGTGGCTTCTATCTCCAACCTTCTGATGGAAATACCTAATTTTACCCCTTCATAAAGAGTAAAAGATTTATTTTCTTTTTCCATGTGGTGAGACTCTAAAACAACAGCCCGCGCCTCACCGCATATCACGCACGGAGAAGAATTTTTATAATTAAAATACCATGTTTTTAGTTTGGTTTTCCATTTTGCATTATATGTTTTTTGTTTCGCCTTGTTTTTATTTTTCCACTCTTTATTATATTTTTTTCTTTTCGCTTTTGATTTGAAAGCCATAAATAAGAATATTCATCACATTATTTAAAGGTTTCTATTAGAAAAATACCATGTTTTTAGTTTGGTTTTCCATTTTGCATTATATGTTTTTTGTTTCGCCTTGTTTTTATTTTTCCACTCTTTATTATATTTTTTTTCTTTTCGCTTTTGATTTGAAAGCCATAAATAAGAATATTCATCACATTATTTAAAGGTTTCTATTAGAAAAATAAATAGAAATTAATTTTTAAATCTATCCGAGCAATTGCAATTAAAACATTCTAAACAAAATTCATCTTTTAACGATTCGGGCCAACCCGCTTGGTGGAATCTAGATAAGAGAGCCGGACCCGTCGGCTCGCCGTTTCGTCTACGATCCGCCCCGTCATTATTGATGTGGGATATAGATAAAAACTTCAAATCAGAGATACCGCAATGGCATGACCCAAAAAATTCGAACGCTTCTTTCCAAAGTTTTATTTTATGCTTTTGTTTAACAACTTGCCCCTCCATCGGAAGATCTAAATACTCTCTTCTCCTGCCAAGATTATGATTCCAGCACGAAACCCTTAAATTTGAAATTTTATCTTGATGATATCTTCCTTTTACGATAGCTAAATATAAACCATTCCCGCTTAAACCAATCTTCCTGTCTACGCACCCCGTATTATCTATGTGGTCTATAGTAAGATGTTCTAAAATTTCATCCCCGCACGAAAAACATTTACAACCTCCGAGCATATCCAACGCTTTGCGTTTTATATTTTGTCTATATTCTTTTTGTGATTTACTAATTTTATCTTTATTGGCCTCTAAAACCTCTTTGATTTTATCAATATTTTTAGCATAATATTTTGGTGCATAATTTTTATTATACTCTCTTTTTTGTTCTTTGTTCTTCTCACGACGCTCCTTGAGAACTTCCTTATTTTTCTCTCCATATTTCTTTCGATATTCCCTCTGTTGATCTTTGTACTCCTTATTGTATTTTTTGGAATTTTCATTTATTTTATTTTATTTTTATGTTTTTCTCTATATTCTTTACTCTGTACCTTAATTTTATCTTTGTTTTTCTCTCGATATTCCTTTCTTTGTTCTTTATGACTTTCTTTATATTTTTTATTATATTCCTTTTTTTCTGTCTTTATTGATTTCTTTGTGCTCTTTGTCGTATTCCCTCTGTCTTTTACTTATCTTCTCTTTGTTTTTCTCTCGATATTCCTTCCTCTGTACCTTTTTCCTCTCCTTTCTCTCCTCTTCTGTTAAATTTAATTTCTTCCCCATTTCTAGTCACCTTCCTTTAATTTCTTTTCTTCTTCGCGACGGGCCTCGGCAACTAAAAAATCTATAGCATGAGATACTGATCTAAAAATAGATTTCTCAATTTTGTTATCGATCCAATCTACGGTCTCAGGGAGAAGTGTAGAAGACGTTCTTATTTTATTAATCATATATTACACTCCGAAATTTACATATAATATATTAAAATGTAATATTTTAATACTATATAAAGTTTTCTATTCGCATCCTCTCAATCACCTCCGGAATTTGATCCCACTTTGTGGCCACATAATTTACTTCCTCTGCGATATAATTTTCATTCCAAGGTTGTAATAATTGAACGGTTTTTCCTCCTGACTCAGAGAAATCATTTATATATTTAAAATAATCATCAATAAGAACATCACAATCGGTAGATTGAACGGTCTTTTTATTTGTGAAAATTACTTTATTATGAATAAAACGATCATTCAACCATAAATATGTATATCTACGAGCATAATCAGGTCTTCCAGTAACAATAACTATTTCGTGTCGTTTTGAAATCTCAATAAGCGCTTCTTTTGCGCCCTTAATTTCAGGGGTTGTAAGAAGAAATACTGGATCGGCGTAATGATGGAGTGAATGTTTCCCGATAGATATTCCGTTTATAGGATAATCCCAATGATTTACATCCTCATATTTGTAATTTGTGTCATATTTCTTGTTTAAAATGGGTAAAATATGTCCCACTACATCAGATAAAACACCATCTACGTCAACGGCGACCTTCATTGTACCACGTCTCCTCCCAAATATCTCTCTTTTTAGTTCTCTTCCCAACTAATTTAGAAGCTATTTGTTCGTCCTCACACGCCCCACACAAAATCGCCTCTCTAGATTGCACCAAAGATCCGCACTTTTTACATCTTTTGCGTATCCAACCGCCTCCAAGTAAGAATAATGGTTACAAATAAGCAAAATATTACTAAAACACCTCCAATTATCAAGAAATGAGCCAAAACTTGGTCAATATTGGAGTGAAGAGCCCCTAAAATCCGGCCAATTCCGATAGCAACTAACCCGACCATCAAAACGGAGAATTGGATGATAAAATCATTCAGCAATGATCGGCTCGGGTTTGCGACCCGCTCATTACCCATATTGTACCCCTATTTGTTCCTTTGGAGGCTCCGCGTCGGGATCTTCAGGATATTTGAGATCTATCTGCCCTGATAGGACGCCCAACGAGATAATTATACTATTTAATGCGTCCAACACACCTTCTTTCCGGCAAAATCCTTCTAAAAGTTCCCCTTCCGCCTCTTGAGAAGGTATAAAATTGGTGCAATTTTCCTTTAAACAAGTCGTCTTCTTGCCAAGAATTTGAGACCAGGTGGGGCAGTAGATGTTTTTGTCATCGTTCGAAATTAAAGGGTCTTTAATCATGAGAATACCTCATAGATCCAGGGGACAAAACATTGAGTTGTCGCAGTATGAGCATAATCCGCTACATTTTTTATCAAATTTCTCGTTTTCTATGTTACTTAAAACATTTTTAACCGCTCTTTCCGCCTTTTTATATGATTTTTCGTCCTCCAAGAGCTTAACTTCATAAGTTTTATCATCCGCAAGGAACTTAAATGGGAGCCTTTTCATGGGAACTCCGTATTTTTGTTTATACAATTCAGACAAGAAGTACCCTTGGATTTCGTACTGATCTGCATACGAAGTATGCAGCGACCCCGATTTCCAATCTAAACCTAGGCAATCATCCGGTTCCCACAATTGATCAAACACCGCCACAGATCTTTGGCCTTGAATGTCTCCGTAAAATTTAGCTGGATTCGACTTATCTTCATAACTGGTCTCGATCAATCCGCCGGGTGGGAGTGTTTCCAAGAACTTTTGTGCGCGAGTTAACATCTGTTGTTCTCGCGCATCTTCTGAAACGAAGATTCGTTTAGAAATCATAGAATGAATCTTAGAACCAAACACTAACTGTGGTGACTCTATTGGAGATTTCAGGTAGAGAACATATTTTAGGTAATAGTTGCGAGGACAGTTTCGATAAGTATTCACCTGTGAAGGTGATATAACTTTGGGAGACATAATTTACTCCTCCAAATCTAAAACCAATTCCGCAAGTTTTCTCACATTTATCTCATAAATTTTTGTACCATCAGACTTAATAGTGAATCCTACACAAGGTCCAATATCAAAAATCTTTGTATCATGTCTAACAACGTCGCTTGGGACAACTAATTGGACGGGAACTTTGTCCGTATGTATTCTTAGTCTCCCAGAATCCGTTTCATTCCAATAATTCCGCGTTTCAATCGGAGTCTTCCCCCACTTCTCCCACTTCTCCCTTCTCAGCCAATACAATTGAAGCTGACAATAAGAGATAATATCATAAAATTGGTCAGTAATTTCCTTTTCTTTGTTCTGGGTATCTTCATTAGAATAATTTTCTGACATTATTTTCAATCGGTCGAATTTTCTATAAAGGTCTCCAATCATCCCTTTCATGCCAAATTCATTGTAGTATCGGTAATATGAATCTCGGTATTCAGGATATTTCTCCTTGCGAAGCTGATGGAGTTCATTATTAATAGTAGAAATCTCTTTCTCTTGAGAATCGAAAAGCGTCCAATCAAGTTTGGGAGTATTATTCATTTTAGGTCACCATCTCTCTTTTAAAAAAGAATTTAGTTGAGAAAGGTGGTTATAGGATATATAGGTGACGGTTGTCACCTATACGTGACCTCGGGCGGGCAATTGCTAAAGCAAAGCGGTCCCCGATAAATCTTCTAATATCGTCCCATCGTCAGTTTTAATACCCACCGCCAAACGCCAATCGATCCTATCACCCAAGAAGATTCCCGACAATCCCGGCGCAATACGGACGAGTTGACCGACTCGGGTAGATCCGACGTGAAAATGGGATATTTGGTCTTTCACATATTCGTTCGCAGACGTGATTAAATTGCTCAGTTTCATGTCAATGTAGACAACTCTGCCAGCATGTCCAATACAGAGATGCCTTTCGTCAGGTGCGCCAGACCAGTTGGTAGAGCGGCTTCCGGTCCTTGAAATTCGATACATGTATTCCAGTCGATTTCGGGGTTTGGGGAATCATTTATATTTGTCATCGCGTTTGTCCTCTATCTTCAGTGCTGCCAGCAGACTCTTTTCGTTTTTGCATTTGGCCGTTATCTTGTCAAAGTGCTTGACATATATACGAGATTCTCCGAACGCCAATTGCGTATTTGCCATTGATTTTGTGAGCTTTTCATCCTTGATTTCTACGGCATCTATCTTAGCAGCGGATGTCATTGTCGCCTCGAATATCAGTAGCTGGAATTGAAGCAATCAACGAGGCTTCATCACTAGCTTGTTCACACATACCCTTCCAGATCGCTGACTCGATAAGAGAGGAGCCGGGTGGAATTCCGGTCACATCGCCGTTGGATCGGGAAATCTCCTGCAACACTCCTTCGAAAATGTAGATATCTGGCATGCATCCTCCTAGGTGGTTATTGCCCATTTTTTGAACCCTTGAGCGGCAGAATCGTTCACTAGTTCATATTTCGTTTCCATCCCGGTAGTTGGCGGCACCTGCGCCTGATAAACTCCATTCGGATCTGCGTTGGTGCCACCAAGATTGGCCGTTGGCGCTGTGGCAATATAGCCCATTCTACCGGCGTATAGATCGGCCAGGATAGTGTCTACTGCGGCAGCATCCAGACCAAGATCATTGCATAGCAACGTTGCTAAAGCAGTCCAATTTCGCATACATGACGCGGCGAAAGTGTACGACGATCCAGCAGCAGGCATCGAGTAGAGCCGCCAAGTCGTTGGTAGCCAGGCGGTCATGTCGGCGCTGGATATCGAATATGTTCCGGAGGACATCGAGGAGAGCCACCAATTCGCCGGTCGCCAGGCGGTCATGTCGGCGCTGGATATCGAATATGTTCCGGAGGACATCGAGGAGAGCCACCAATACGTCGGTAGCCAGGCGGTCATGTCGGCGCTGGATATCGAATACGTTCCAGCAGGCATCGAGTAGAGCAGCCAATACGTCGGTCGCCAAGCGGTCATGTCGGCGCTGGATATCGAATACGTTCCAGCAGGCATCGAGTAGAGCAGCCAATCCGTCGGTCGCCAAGCGGTCATGTCGGAAGATCGGATGATGCTGCTAGTGATCACCGTGACTACGAAATACGTGATCTGACTATACCGCAGATCCGCAGTATTCAGGCCGCCGAGTTTCGCAGAATCTAGGTTGATCTGCGTGATTTTTTTCGCATCTTCGACCAGAATCCGATACGTCCCGGACGCGGCATAGACGTGCGTTACTGCTGATGTGTTATTGGCTGGCAGAATCTGCGAGGCTCCATCGCCCCATGATATTCTAGTTGGCGAATTAACCGTAAGCCTTGCGAGAGTAATGGTTTCGCCCGGTGCAGTAGGCGAAGCCGTGAGCCTAAGCGGGGTAGGGAAAAAGTCTGGCGGAGGATGAAGCGCATTCGGAAACATGCACGCCTCACCCTAGCATCTGCAAGCCAGATCCTCGGAGAGTAACAACTCCTGCGGATGTCGGTGTCCCTGCGCCCTGTGCGGAAAGCCGGAAATAGAGCCTCGTGTCCGCCGCTTCCAGCTTGAAAACTTCCCAAAGTTGTTTAGAGGCGAAGGTACAATCCGATCCGCTGCCTTCGGTCACTGGATAGAGATCGATGTACTCTTTTCGGTAGGTGTCGTTGGCCGCCAGAATCGTGAATGTAGCCTGATCGACGAGTACTGTTGGCTGTACAGTATAGACATATACCCGAACTGCCCCAGTCATCGCCACGCCGGGCAATGCGATTGAAAGCCTCGACAGGATCACCGATGCCCCTGCAATGTCTGACACCACTAAGCTCAGACACTTGGAAATAGTTCCGGCAGTAACTGTCTGCGGCGTGGTCCCCGTCGGCTGGATGGCGACATCGAATACAACCGTAGTTGCATTAGTTCCAGCTTTGCAAATCCAGCTGCCGTCAATGTTTGCGGCTGAAAACCCGGAATTGACCCCGGCTACAGTGATCCTGTCCCCGACCGCGAAGGCATTTGCTGCTGTCAGAGTCACGGTCAGGCCGGAATATGACATGGCCGTGACTGCTGCCGAACAGTTGATACTTTTGTTGGCAGCGTACGGCGTAGTGTTCGCCGGACGGGTAAGGCTATCAGACACCGAAAATGACGGAGCTAATAGCAGGGTAGCCGTCGCAAACTCATCCGATCCGAGATTGTAGACTCTGGCTTTGAAATCGGCCAGAGCCGAATCTTTCAGCCATTTGAACGTACTTATGATTGTCATTTAGAATCCCCAGTGAAACGCGAAGTAGCAACTATTCCAAGGATACGCAAAATTCAAACTGTAGTAATAGATTCCCTTCGAATAGAGATATTTAGTTGCTTTGGAAATACTAAGGCCAGTTGATGATCTAAACATTTTAATCACCCAAGGAACCTAAAATTTCCATATCCAGCGGTGCCATATGCGTACAGTGTCTGCGATCCGCCAGAGATTGGATAAAATAAACTCGCTTCTTCAGCTACATAAACCGCAGAAGTCGCACTTGCTGCACCATCGATTTCGCAGCGAGTTGCCCCGCCTTCCGCCATACAAACGAACGCTTTCGCGTTGGCTGGAACGGCTACTGACTGGCTTGTAGAATTGTGGGTGATCCTGACAGGGCTACCTATATCTCTATAGGAGTCCCCTTGATTTGCGGCGGTTGCGGCTCCAGTTGGCAACGCGGATGTTTTCACAACCACTTCATTGGCATTGGCCGTGCTCTGGTCGATGCCAACTTTGCCAATTAGGTTAGCTCCTGCCGCGATGGATGCTACATCCACGTCGCCTATATTGACCGTCGCCGCCTCCAAGTTTACAACTAGTTCCCCATCGGCATTTATTTTCAAAGGAACAAGGTCTGTGCCATCATATCCGTAGATGACAACGCCCTTTTTCCATTTGCTTTTATCCTCAAATATACCGGCAACCATAAAATCAACCTTGGATCAAAGAAATGCTTGAATAGGTACTCAAGAGATTTTAAAAAAGTGAATTAAATAAATTACAGAAAGACTTATATAGATTATAGTTAAATTATATTTTATGACTTCATGTAAATTTAGATTCTTCGTATGTAACAAAAAAGATACATTCCCTAAAAGTATAGTGTTTGCTTCAGATTGTCCAAACAAAATAAAAGAATTTTTAGATGGATCAAAAAATAAAGATCTTGCGGTGTTTACAACAACTTGGGTTTCTCTAGATGTATTTCGTTAATTATTTTATAAACTCATCCCAATTTTTATCAAGTTTTCTAAACATGTCGCATAAAACACTAGGTTCTATTTTACCTGCGTCAAAATTATTAATAATTTCTATTATTTCATTGTGTAAAATTTCTTTAGCAATAGTTTTTGGATCGCTCAACTCATTTACCATGTAATCGCCCCTTTCAGTTTTAATAGTTTTTGACGAATTAAATTTTAATGTTAACCGTTTTGTTCCATGCGAAGTTATTCCTTGCCATTCACCATTTAGGATGTTGTGTAAATATTCTATAGGCTTAACAACCTCAAACGCAATTGGTTTTACTGGATCATAACTTATAAATTGCCAAGAATCTATTTGAATAAAATCTTCTGGATTTAATATATAAACATATCCATATTTATCAAATTCTACAAAACCATTAATGTCGAACGTTATAGCATGAGACGCGGCGACTTCTTTATATTGAGTAGTGTACACTCCAAATAAGTTGTGTCTTACTTGTTTATTTTTGTCGTTTCCCTGTCTTGGGCATACTAATTCAAAATACTCTTGCCTTCCGCAATATAAATAACTTACTTCTGTTTCACAATTACCAAGATCTATTTTCATTTAAATAATTCTTCCCTTACAGTATAATATTGATATCCATAAAGCCCCTGCATTAACAAAGGAAATTCCTTCTTATTTCCAGATAAGTTCCTTGAGGTGATAGAAGTATGATTGCTCTTTCTATAGTTATATGCGTCAATTCTATCTTGCGCGGTGCTCGCGAGGTGTTCGGCATGTCTTTTTGCTTTAATTCTGACATTTCCAGGAAATACATCACAAAAATGGTATAAATTTAAGTTTTGAACATCATATTCTGGCGGTACATTGTGAAGAGTAAAACCTTCCCTAGGATAGGGATTATGATTTATTGTAAAATGATCCCCTCCCCAATCGGAAGTAAGGTTATCTACGTTCTTTACCAGTCTAATGGTTCCCATTTTATATGTAGGTTTATTTACTTTGGTATCCCACGACGTTAAATCTATACGCGAATGTCTCACTCCATTATATTTTAAACAATTTATATTTTTAATTAAATCTTTTATTGAAGAAACATCTTTCTCATGAAACATTTCGTCCCCTTGAAGTTCAAAAATCCAATCAGTTTTCACTTTCTTAATTAATACGTTTAGAACATCATCAATCGCTTGCCATTTAGCTTTTCCTCTATCCGGAATTTTATATATTTTAATTTGTGAATAACTTTCTTTTAGCCTACAAAGATATTGAAATGTGCCATCATTCGATCCACCATCATTTACAAGAATTTCGTCACAAAAAGAAAGTGCAGATAGAATAGATTCCACAAAAGGATATCCTGCGTCAATCGCGTTTCTTATTGTAAAAATTCCGGTAATATTACTTTCTGCCATTATTCTCCAGAGATTACTATCTTTCTTGGCTCAATATAATAATCATTAAAAGCGTCACATACTCCAATAAATAAATCAGATTTCCATAACATTTGACCGTTCACCAGACTAAATTCTCCTGGAGTTGATAAAATTTTTAATAATTTTTCTGTTTTATCGTGGTCTATTTCATACATTAGGTCTATCCATTGTTTAGTATGTTTTTGACTTTCCATGCAGTAGTAAGAACATGGAACCCAAGGAATAACTCTGAACCCAAAATACTTAAGATGAATGGCGTTTTCTTTTGGTGGATTTATAATATTATAACAAAAGTTCTTGGCTTCTAAATCTGAATTGGCCGCCACGCTAAAAACGGGGTCTTTGTTGTCCTTAAAATTTTCATTAAAAAAATGGGAACAACAAGACGGATATCCTAATAGATCACCAATTTTCTCGTGATTTGGTGAGGGATTCATTTGTCCTGTCTTGCAAGTTTTGTGTAAATCTCTAAATTCTTTCGCGCAATCTAAATTTGTTGAAATTACGCCATATATAATAGTATCATTATATATTTTATCTTCGATTTTTAGATTATGATTAAATCCTTCTTTTCTTTTAGATCGAAAAATAGGGACAAAATATAACCCTCTCTCCGTTAATTGTTCTAATTGAATATCAAAATTCTTTGGATCTAGATGAATGGTTCCCACTTTTCTCTTCCCAATGGCGGTCATCTCAAATTCCGCTCGCGAAAAAAGCATTTGCGATTCTTTGGAAAATTCATAAATCCAAGAATTCCACTTGGATGGTAAAATAATAGACATTTCTCACCTATTTATATGATTCATGTGATCTCCGTGAGGAGTATTAACATGGCCCCTTTCACGACATTCTGATTGTTTACAGACTTCGTGTTTATTAGGATTCTTACTGTGATCTTTAGATAAAATGTTACCACCACGCGTCCCTCTTTGCATGTTTCTTGACCAGTTAAATGGTTCATTTCTCTTATAGTTTGGATCATCTATTGAAAGGACTATATTGGGAAACATGCCACGTAATTGCTTCTCCAAATATTCAAACGTACCATAGATGGCATCACAATAATAAGTTTTTCTTCTGAAGTCCCCGCCAATTCCTTCCGATGGGCATCCTCCCCCACAAACCTTAAAATATTTACACCCAGCGCATTCGGTTTTTTCTAACATATCGCTTCTTGAAGTAGTTTTTATTTCTTTAGATCTTAAATATACTCCATCTTGGAGACACCGATCGCATCTACTAATTTCTCCGTTTCCTAATATTGTAATGCAAACTGTTGTAACATAATCACACCGAGAGGCTGTGGAACAAGACGCGGTACCGTATCCCAACAAAGATTCTATATAATCTCTCGTAGGATCAACATTTGAAATATTTTCCCCTATCGAAACCTTAGATATTTCAATCCAGGCATTTTTTAACTCATCACAAGATAGCATCCATTTCGATAACTTGTCATTAAATGTTGGAATAAACATAGCGTTAAATCTTCCATCTATTTTATTGGTTTTTATCCAGTTCAGTAAAATGGGAAGATTTTCTTTCGAAGCATTAACCTTTGATAGAATACAAATATTTCCCCAACTCAATCCTTCTTCTTTTAATATTTTTAGATTATTAATTAATTCTTCTTGATATAATAAATTTTCCTCTTTATTTCTCGGACCTCTCATTATGTTTAGCTCTTTTGGCCCATCTCTTGAAACTCCAACTTTAACTTTATATTTCTTAAAAAGTCTTACATGATCTCTCGTCATACCCATTAAAGAGGTCTGTAGACCGCAAGTTATTCCTATATCTTCAAGTTCCTTTAAAAAATATTCTAAATCAACCAAAGGGAGAAAACATATTTCTCCTCCATGTAAAACAACTGTTGGGTCGTGACCACTATTTAATATTCGATCTTTTCTAATTTCTTCTTTAACGGCAATCATCATTTGTTCTTTATCATATTCCTGCTTTTCATTTGGTTTAGAAAAACAATATTCACAACCAACTTCACAAGTTGTTTTCGGGTAAATTAAAATAGTTGACAAGTTTAGTCTCCTCTTTAAATATATGTATCGGTATGATTACAAAAGTTAGAGAATGGATTATTCCCATAATTAGGCCAATGATACCAAGGATCATTCTCGAATGGAATATTCCCAAATACTCCATCATTAAATGGAACGTTTTCATAATTAGGCCAATGATACCAAGGATCGTTTTCGTGAGGATCATCGGTATGAGGCCACAAATCCGTATGGGGATTTGAGTCTGTATGTACATAAGAACTCCCGGAATTGTTATCATGATCAGAATGATTATTCCAATCTGTTGAAAAAACATAATTACTCCAGGCAGGAACGTTCTCGTGCCTAATATTCGCGTAATTCCCATAGTCGCGAAATACAGTATTTCCAAACACCCCGTCGTCGAAATCTACATTATCATGAGGAATATTAGCATAATTAGAATAATTATTGTGGCTTATGTTCTTATAACATCCAGAATTATCAACAAAATAAGATTCTCCACACTCGTTGGTATTGCTCCAAACGTAACAAGTCATATTCTGGTATGAAAACGGTGGAAGATAATCTATATAATATCCAGATATATCACAATGGTCAGAATACCCTCCACATGGCATAAATAGATACTGTTTTTATTATATATAAAGTTATTGTTACTACTTTATCTACTTGTATTATCATAAAAATTTTATTAAAAATTATTTCACCTCTCTAGCTTCCGTAATCATTTCTTGGGTTATTTTCTTTATTTGGCCCTCAAGATTTTCAATATCTTTTTGTTTATTCCAGAATTTAATCTTCTCTGGTGGATTTTCTTTGCAAGATTTACAAAGATAGAAGTATTCAACATCAAAGTCGTCCGATCCTTCAATATGGTAATTGTCCCCATATTCTTCTTGAGTGCCAACCCAAAGTTGAATAAGTTCAAGATCTTCGGTTCTATTGCAAATATAACATAGAACTTTTCCACATCCCAGACAAGTTGGAATATCACCATTAAATGCTTTACCACACCGATCGCAGGCATCAACTTCTTTCTCAATAGTTTTGTAAATCTTGGTCCTCATGGTGATGGGTTTTTCTTCTATGCGATCAAATACTTCCACTTGAATAGTTTTCTTCATTTAAATCACCTATAAATATTACACTCTTTACAAAGAGACCCGGGTTTTGTTCCTTTAGAAATTCCGCCATTAAATAAGTTCCCACAAATATTTCTTCCGGCGAGGTCTCCGCAACATGTAGTTATATCCCCATTCCACAATACTACTAAATAATGATTTAATTCGTGACAGTATAGAGACAACTGAGGGAGGCGGCTGGATCTTACTAAATTTTCGTTATGAGCATCTATTATAGTTACTTCATCGGCGTTTTGCCAATCAGACTTAAACTTTTTAAGACTTTCTTGGGTTTGAGTAGTTTTAGTTGCGTGTATGGCTATTTTAGTGTTAGGCATTTTATGAAAAATTGCATACAAAGCATTTCTTTTTATGGTATCATAAGAAGATCCAACTCTTTGTTTTTCAGTATCTTCCTTCGATCCATCTATTGATATTTGAATTCTATCAACTTTTCCATTTAATGCATCAAATTTTTCAGGCATCAACAAAGATCCATTTGTTGTAAACGCAATAGAATACCCTCGCTTTAGGGCCACAAAAGGAAAATGAGATTGTAGAACTATTCGAAAATCCTTTTGGGAATTAATATAATTTATCATTTCAAGGAAATTGGGATGCAACAGTGGCTCTCCCGCGAAGTTAAGACCAATAAGATTTATAGTTCGAATCTTCTTTATTTGATACATTACTTCTATAAAAGTTTTCCAAGACATGTAGCCGCGTTCCCGCTCTCCTCTATAGCACATGACACAATCGAAATTACAATGATTTGTGGGCTCAATAGCAACACTAGTAAGTATTTTCATTTATGGTCCCAAATAAATAGCTTGTCTATGTAATTTTTTAACTATTGGCTCGATATATTCATGTTGCCAACAAAAACCTCCAACTGTTTTTGGCTCATTGGGTGCATACCAGTCAACATGATATACCTGTTTTCCCGCTCTATGCAACCGTTCAATCGCTTCTTGAAATCTATCTGGCGGTATATGCATTAAAACTTCAGATGCGACTACAAGATCAAAATCATTATCATAATTTAAATCGAATATTGACTTAACCCAAAAGTTTGCTCTTAAATCTGTAATATTCTTCTTGGCGGTATTAATTTGATCCGGAGAAATATCTATTGCTTCAATATATTGAGTGTTTGGATTTTCAAGAAGGATTTTAGTAATTCTGCCAAATCCGCACCCAACCTCTAATACCGTTTCAACATTATATGGGAGTGTTTTTCTGATTGTTCTCTCTTGTTGCCAGAATCTATATCTAGTTAAAAGATTGCGTCTCTTTTGGAACTCCGCAAAATAACCTTTTCCTCTATTCTTCCAATAGTCCTCTATGTTGTAGTACATATGATTTTATCTCCATTAGTTTACTTATTATTGATTTTTTAACTTTTTCGGTTTTGATTTTATTTCTATCTGGTCCAATAACAATAATTAAAGAATATTTATTTGGCAGAACAACACATTCTCCAAAATCCTTTTGTCGCCATTGAGATCGATGAATTTCATAACTATTGTCATTGATAGCATCTTGAGGTTTGGTAATTTTAGGACAAGAAAGGATAACGTTTCTTCCAACTCTTTTAAGATATTGCAAGAATTCTATACCTTCAGTTTTTGAAAAATGCTCCAGGATTTCAACAGCTAAAACAAGGTCGTAAGAATTATCTGGCAAGGTTTTTAGAATAGACAGGGCCTCCCCTATGTATATTTTGTTATATATTTCTCTTTGTAATTTTCCGATATAGTTAGGATAACCCTCGATAGCGTCAATTGTTGGGCATATATTATTCCAAAAATAGAGCGCTTCGTGACATAAAAATCCATATTTACCGTTGCCACAACCAACGTCTAAAATACTAGATGGTTTTAGAATGTTGACCGATTCAATTATTTGTGGTATTAGATTGAATCCGGAAGAAGGCATAGAATTTTAAATACGCTATTATATTATTTATAAGCTTCGGTTACTACTTTATCTACTTGTATTGTCTTTTATTTTTATAAAAAATTTTAGTTAGCAGTATTTCTCACTTTTTTAAAGTTTAAATCTTTTTCAGTCAAGAGGGAAAATTCTAGGTTATGTTGTTCACAATATTTTCTAGCGGCGGAAAACTTGGCAAGATTTTTGGTAGAATTAATAAATTTTTCGGGTTTTATTTCAATTATTTTTGAATTCGTAGGGTAGTTTACTATAAAATCTGGAAAATATCTATGAAGCTCACCATCTAATAGGTATGGTATTCCAATTTTACACCTGCCATAAGAATTAATAGCTGGATCATTTTCAAAAATTTTCATTGCTTTTAGTTCGTAAGAAGAATCATATGCTATCGACATATTACTTTTTAAAGACAAATAAGTCCCTATTTGCGCATAAGATCCTTCTTGAGAAAGTTGCTCTAAAGCACGCGCCTTGCCACTTTTCTTTAAGTTTTCCATAAAAATTTTATCGTTTATGAAATGAGTTCCAATATATTTTGGTATTCCAGAATACTTATGTTGGTTTTTGTATTTAATTCTGGCTCCACAGCCACACTTACAATAGGTATTTTTATAATATGTAACTCCGTCAATCTCTATAAGATCTTTATTTGTCTTTAAAAATTCATTTTTCTCGAATTTTGTCTTTTGAGATTTATGTCCAGTAATATATTTTCTATCACGACTTCGACTTTGAGAAGTGGGAATACTCTTTCCGCAACCGCAGGCGCATATTAATCCTTCCCAACACTCAATACCATCCTCAATAACTATTTTTATTTTACGTCCCGAATTCCAGTGATTTTCCAGGTAACTCGGAACACCGTTTTTAATACTACAATTAGTTACCTTTATTTTGCCGCCACATCCACATTTACAAAAAAAGTTTTTATAATATTTTATACCATCTATAATTTCTATTTTTTCTTTAATTCCTCCTTTAATAGTAATATATCCTTCTTACTCTTCCTTTGTTCGAACTTCTGCAAAATGTTTCCTCAGCGCCTCGCCATTTTTTAATTTATGTTCCTCGGTATTAAATATTTTTTTTCTTCTCTCAATATATTCTGGATCGTTTAATTGATGATTTTTTACATACACATGTTCTACATTCTTATAAAATCTCAAATTTTGTCCACATCCACATTTACAAAACCTGTATTTGTAATAGAATATTCCACTAATTTCAAATATTTCATTACAATCCATTAGATTAACCTTATAAACATGTCTAGGTAATCTATCTGGAACTCCATTATGGCTATGGGTCTTCAGATAACGAACTAGCTCACCGCATCCACATTTACAAAACCTGTCCTTGTAATATAGCACCTATCCAACTTTTATAAGTTCAAAAACCTCTCCCTTTATTAAAACTTCATTCGGACTCAAAGATAATTTTTTATCGTTGATCTGTTGAAGATAACTTGGATCTTCCGCAAATTTATGTTTCGCGGAGTGAGACGGGGAAAAATAAACAGGCAGTTTTTTACTTGCACTTCTATGCCACTCTTTAAACGGTATTCTATTTCCGCATCCGCATCTACAATATCTATTTTTATAATATTGTTTATTTTCGATAGATATTATTTCATAGTTTACACCATTAATACTTGTTATCATAAAAGATCAATACGAATAATTGCCTATTAATATATATAAATCTTTCTATCATTTAACTACTATTTAATCTAATTTGGACTGTCATTTTTTTTTAGCTAAACGAGCACGCGGCCCGCACTTATTTTTATAAAGGTACCCCCTATATAAATATTTATATATAATTAACTATATTTAATTAATATTATATTATATTATATAATTAACAATTGTATTTTACTTTATATTTAAATAACGATTATTAATCTATTTAAATTAACAATATTTATTAAACTTATAATTAAATTAATCTTATTAATCTTTAATAATTATTTCTCACAACTTCCAAAATAATTTCACAATAGATGTTTTCACCCCAAAAAGCCTTTCTCAATTCAAGCATTTCATATACTATAAGAGCTACAAATAACGTCTACTGCTACCGAAAAAATCGCTATGCCGCGACGTTCTAAAATCATGGAGCGCCGGAACTAGATTATCGAGTTTGAAGGTTATTTATAAAAATATGTATATTTCTTATGGCTTACTGATAACGGTTTTTAATCGATATAGGTCGAATCAATGTTTAATAACTTAATAATTATTTATATTATCAGAATCATTTTGAACATTAATAACAATCCTTCTTTTCAATTATTAAAATATTATTCATTTTATATACTTAAACGCAAAGTGTTTATAATAATATAAATATCTATATAATTTTAAATTCTATATAGATTCTACAATCTATTAAATCTTATTCCTTTTATAGATCTTATTAATTTTATAAACCTTAGCGTTTAATTTTTAAAATCGTTATCTAGTTAATAAATCGTGATCAATTTATAATAACGTTATCAATTATTAAAATATTTTAAAGCTTTACAAAAAATGATCAAGTTAATTCTTATTTATAATTATTAAACATTTAGAATAGCAATTTAATATTGTTAAGCTTATAAAATAAAAAAAAAGACAAAAACCGTGTGGTTTTTTCGCGTTCGCTAGCGGGAGGCGATGCCAAACGAAAATTACATTTATTTAAAAAAAGTTTGAAAAAGTATTAATAGTATTTTGCTATTTTTGAGTTGTAAATAAGTATCGGGAGGTAATCTATCACGAATATTTTTTTAGGAAGTGAGAACTTTTAAACTTTTTTAATATATAAATAGCAGTAAAGGCCTAGTTTTTAAAAAATCGATAATTTTATTAGAGTTTATAAATAAAAAACAAATTAACAAGTTATAATCTTATTTAGCTAACATAATGCTTAAATAATCTATCACGATTATTTTTTCGATTTTGGCTATTTATTTTTATTTTAAATTCCTATTTTAATCTTTTTTTTTGCATACTTTTATTTGAAATCGTAATACTTGTTAACGAATTATCATTATAAATTTTCCCATCAATTCGTTAAATAAACAAATAAAAAAATTATCTTTTTGTTTAATTTTAGGTTTACCTAAAAATTACTAAAAATTCTAACGTCTTCTGATATTTATATATTAATAAACTTTGCATTTCAACACTTCCTAAAAAATTATTCATGATAGATAGTCGTCTGCTATCGCTTTCAACTAAAAAAAACAATAAGATACTATTAATACTTTTTTAAAGTTTTTTCGAATAAATGTAATTAACATATACAGTAGAATACTTATACTATTTATAGAATTTTTAAGGTGGGGGTAAAAGAAAACAAAAGTGATTTATATAAAAATATAATAATTAAAATGATTATTATATAAATACATTTAGTATTAATTAAGGAAGGCCAAAAAAATTTCAAAAAACACCAAAGTAGAGAAGGTATCTTTTGTACACTGTGACGAATTTTTTAATTTATATTACAATTATTGCTTATTAACTCAATTAACTCATCAATTTGTAAAATAAGGCACTTTTTCATACCACAAAAACTAATTAATTTGCTTTACAATATATAAATACCAGTGAAATTATAATATTTAATAATTTTATATTAATTCAATTATGAGTCTACTATTCTCTGTTTTTCGTTCAACCATTTTTAAGACTTTTTAACACAAACCACCCATCCTAAGTTTTTATTTCTTGATAACTATACAAACAATTATATTCAATAAAATTAATTTATAATGATTAATATTGTTATACAAAACTGTAAAAAAATACACGTATTTTCTTTACATTTTACACCAATTTATAATTATTAATAGTTATACTATCACGATTAACTATTAACATATATGTAGAATAGTTATATATCTCCGTTATAAATCGTTATAAATCGTTATAAATCGTTAACGTTCTTACTTTCACATAAAAACGTAATAATGAGATCAAAGCCTCTTGATATTTTTATCTGCCTTATTTTTATAAAACAAAATCGTGTTACTATTATACATTTAATTCACACTAGAATTAATCGTGATAGATTGTTGCACTATATCAATCTTTTCCTCAGTCTAATACTCTTATTTATTGCTACTATTTTTACTAAATTAACATCTAAAGTGATATTTTCACATAAACAGCAATCAGTAGAGGCTCTGTATAATCGATCTACAGATTTTATATTAATACCTCTTTTACTTTGATATCTCTTTATTATTTACGTTCTTTATTTTAATCTTAGTGGATTAGTTTAGAGCCATATTATAATTATGTCAACTATGAGTTATATAAACTATTCTAACGTTCTACTGATAATTATATAAAAATTGAATGCCAGATAATAAACTAAATCAGATCTCATTCTCAATCTCATTCTCAATCTCATTCTCAATCTCAATCTATTCCTTTGTGATTGCCTCAAATTTAAGCTTTTCTTCCTAATTCGACTAATCACCAATCTTAGATTTTAACCTGTCTTAAAACTGATTTTACGAAATAATTTATATCTATTAAATATAAATATCAGTAGAACATTATGATATACATTAGCTATATTTATACAATTAGAATTAAATAACTATATTTCTATATGTTTCAAATAAGGTATTTTACTCTACATTCTACAAAGTAATTTCATATAATCTTTTATTCGTGCTTTTTCTAGCCGCTAACCAACAAAAACACGAATAAAAAGCCACTCGCGCGCACAAAACATCATCAGCTCGCGTAGTGATCCATCTCTCGCGCGGGCTATCTTCCTTCTTTTGTCCCTTCGCGCCCTTTCGCGCGGAGCCGGGGAGATATATCTCTTTGTTTTGTCCTACCGATATTTATTTAATAATCGCACTATATCATAATTCATATAAACGTTATTTTATTCTAATTTCGTTGAATTTCACTAGAAAAGTATAAATAGTCGAAACGCCATAGTATGTATTGCTGAGATGTGAGGTGCAAAAAAACTCAGATCTCAGAAAAAAACAAGGGCTAATAACCGGGAAGTCTAGCGGAAATGCCACGTCTTTCTCTCTACTGAAAGAAAAGAAAAAGATGAGAGAAAGGCCCATTTCCGGCTTCCTAAAAACGCGACAGGAGAAAGTTAGGGGCTTAGATCTCTCCTGAAATCGCGAGAACTAGAATCCTCTGAAAAAGAATCCAGCCTTTTTAAAGGGATTTTTCTGAGAGAGTAAAAGCCTAAAAAGACGAATTATCAAAAAAAAGAGGTTCAAATAAATTTGACGGAAGCTTGAAAACCTAGACACAAAGAGGATTAAAAACCTTTTTGAGCTAGAAAGTTTTTAAGAAAAGGAATGATAAGAGATGAAAACAATGCTTAGGATAATTTCAATTGCGGCGAAGACTATCTCAACTGTAACAATGTTATATGTATTAATCTCCAAACCCATATTTTTAGACCTAATGTTTGATGATCTTATTTTTATTTTTCTAATCGGGGTTTTGGCGGAAACCCTTTTGGAAATAGACGGATTAAGGCTGGGAGATCTTTAAGGAGGGATATCAAAATGCAATCGAATTGTTGGTATTTTGAACAATGGTTTGTTTACGGCGGATCGGCATTAGTGATAATTTTTTACGCACTGATATGCGTATGCGCATATACTGGGGGGATTTGAGGAATGATATAAATGTCTCACGGCCAAAAACGCAAACTTAACCGTCGCAAATCCGCCGCGGCTCGATGTATAGAAGAAAAATATGGGAATTTCAATATCCACGAAAAAACCAAAAGAACATTCTCTAATTTTGTTCCAAAAAGAGAAATAAAGCATTTTATGGAAGTGAAAACATTAAAGAATATTTTTCATTAGAAAACAATCTAATTTATATTTTAACTTATTTTGTAGGAATATTAATAATGATAACGTTATTGAAACAATAATATTGAAACAACAATATTGAGAAATTATTTCGCGCGAGATGTAAAAATCTCGCGATAATAAATAACATATAGGAGATGAAAAGAAAAATGCAAGAAATAACATGGTCCTCTGAAATGAGGAATCGCAGCAGAACCCCCCAATTGCTCGTTTTGAGCGAGGGAAAACTTGAGGTTTTCCAGGGAAAATCTATCCCTGGCAAGGTTGTAGTGACTGGAAGCCACTACAAGAAAAATGGAAAGTGGTCAGGCACCATCTACCAGCTTGTAGCTGGAAAGGATACAATCCTGATTGATTATTGTCGCCCATTCGATGGATGGGGTCAAACGTGGCGAGACTTGTCTCGAAGTCTCAAACCTTTGAACGGTGAAATAGATTCAATTGCCATTATAAAAATGGTGGGAGAAATGATAGATAAGAGTTCTTCATTCTATCGCGAAAATATCGTGGTAGCGATGGAAAATGAAAAACTTTTATCAAAATTAGAATAATCTATTAATTATTCCCGGCGCTAAATAAAACTAATTCTTTTGTTTAGCGCCAATAATAAGCAGTATATAAAAGGAGATGAAAAAAAATGATAACGGCATATGAAAGGGCTTGCAACGCGGCCAAATATTGCAAGGAAAACAAAATAGAAGAGAATAAAGCTCTATGGATAGTTCAAAATGCGTTGGATTATAATTATCCGATAGGGAGAACATATATCAGTGAGTTAGCGAAAAGAATTTATGTGGAGGGAGAATGAAATGAAAACTATTTCAGCCGACGAATTTAAATCGAAAATAGAAGAGAGATTTGGATCTACTTCTATTTATCACACCGAATTAACCTCAGAAAATAAAATCATTTTAAATAAGAAATACAAAATTAATTATCCTTCCAGATTTACAATTAATTTTGTATTCGGCCAAATTCGTTTATTTGGCCGGACAAGAAAACCTTACACTGAGGAGAATTTAAAATTCCTCATAAAACTGCTTCCAAAAAGAATTAAAGAACTAAAGAAAACCCAAACTGCCAAAAAACTAATTTATATAAATCAATTAAAAGAATTAGTCCAGGAAACCGCAATCGACCATGATGAGCATAGAGTATATTTGTCAAATGACGATATTGATATCTATATTCAAGATTATATAAATAACAAAAAAGATCTAAAAAAATATCATGCCACAGGCAAAGTCCTAATTCTCGCGAAAGTTCTAAGATCGCGATCCTACTCAAAATCTTCAAAATGGTATCCTTCGCGTCGCGAGGATAAATATCTAGTCGGATATAATGAGTCTGGCTCAAAATTCGCTCATCAGGTATCGGATTCTTGTAATTCCATCGGCACAGCTATTAGATGGATTTGGAATTTGGGACCCTTAGACTCACTAAAAAATCTAACAAGGCAAGGAGACGTAGCCGTATTCAAGATAGAAGAAAAATGTAAGAAATTTAAAGAAGTAACAAACTATCAAATAATCGATAGCCATTTTTGCGACGGCAAAATCTCAAGAAGAGGAAATCAGTTTTACATTTCGGACGGAAAAATATATCATAAAAAGAATCAACACCCCGAAATAATTATACCAAAAGATTTTTGGTATAAAATAAAAATTGGGAGGAGAAGTACAAAAGGAATGACAGGAACGAGAGACTAAATTTTGTTAACAAAATAAAAAAATAAATAGGACTGATTTAAATGTATAAATACCTAGTAGTTTTGTTGCTCCTCGCGAGCACGGGAATAGCACAGGAAAAACCGCAACAACCACACAACATTGACAGTCAGGTTTTAATACATGAAGATATAATTTTAGACGTTTATAATTCTTCATGTATCGAGACTGCTAATTATTTGTATCTATTTATAAATAATACTGAAATAGACGCAAATAACATTGATTGGTTCGACAGAATTATTATCGTTATGAATATTAAACAATTAAACCCTAAATCGGTATTGGCTAACATCGAATTCCTTTAGACCACTACACTAAAAGAGTTTTAACTTTTTTAGTGAGTGAAAGTTTAAGAGGAGATAAAATATGTCTGAAATAGTAATAATCCTTGAAGAAGAGGGATAAATTTGAACAGTAAAGAAAGGAGAAAAATAAGGGAGATTATTAAGTGTTTAAAAGAATGTGGTTGTGATTTTTGGGCTTGCGACGGCCCAGATAAGCCCTATGATGCAAAAACCTGTAAAATTTGTACATCCATAAAAGAATTAAGAACTTTAATAGATGGAAAAGTAAGAATTCCTTAATTAACTCAACAAATTGAGAAAATTTTTTCTCTTTTTGTGGGCAATTAATTGAGGGAGATGATTAAAATGGATCAAATAGAAAAATTAACTCAAGATGTCATTAAAAACATTAAACAGGATACAATTGAGCCGATGTTAGAAGCGGCGCAATTTTTAAGGACTTTAGAAGATATATTTGATAAAGATAAATTAACTAAGATAGGTTCCCTAGAAATAAAATATAAAGGATACTCTGGAATTTATTTAACTTTAGATGAGGAAGATAATTTTATCCTTATATATGAATATTCTTCTTTTGAGGAATACATTCCCGACGAACTTAAAAAACTGCTTGAGGAAGAGGGAGAAATAAATAATTTAGACGACTATATAGCCGATGAAATAGAAAAAGAATGTATTTGTGTAGTTGAATACAATCAATATGATACATATAATATTATTGTTACACTTTAAAGTTTAAAAGGAGATGAAATAAATGCAAAATTTTATATTAATGGACAAGAGACAAATAAAAGAATTTTTCGCACCTCATGAATTAGATTTATTCAATATACATCATTTGTATATTGAAATAGATCATCAATCCAAACAAGCTTTTTATGAATTACATCAAATAAAAACAGATTATATAACTAGAGATTATATTAACTTCTTGTATAAAGGAGTTGATATATTTGATAAAGAGAAATGGGATAATACTCTAAATAAAATTAGAGATATTTCTAAATCAAGTTCTGACTATGTAGAATATTTGATAGAGAATAATATTCTACCATATAATTTTCCTCAAACTTTAGAGGATAATTACCAAGAAGTATTAAACTTCTTAAATAGAAATAACTTGATAACTAAAATGCCTAAATGGGATGACTCCTATTACATCGGAAAAAGATATGACGAATATTATATTTTAGTATCTCATTCCAGAGACTCAAAAATTTTAGAAGAGTCCAACTATCAGAGTATTAAATCCTTTTGTGAAAAGAATAGTATAAATTTCATAGAAATCCGCTCTAATCACTGGGCGGTGGGTTGGATAGAATCAATAGGAGTCCGCGAGGACGACTATGATTCTATAGAAAAATGTGAGGAGATACTAGAAAAATTGGAAGAGTATCCCATTTTTGATGAAGAAGATTTTTCTCAAAGGGAGTCCGAAGAAGCTTCAAGAATTGAAGAAATGATTAAGGAAGATCTGAAAAAATCATTTTCACAAAATAGTTTAACTTATAACGAAAAGGTAGAATATGCTAAAAGAATGTGGCAAATAGATTTAAATAGATCGATTAAGGATCAATTAATGGATATGGTGGAAATATGAAATTTAAAGATTCAAACTTAAGAAATATATTGAAAAACGGAATGACCTATTTAAAAGATAGAGAAGTTTATATTTTCTCTGATTTAATAGGCAAAAATGAAGAAATGATGAATAAACTTTTCCATTTGGATTTAGAAGTAGATGATTATCATTACAAATGGTTAAGTTATTGCTTTGATGCAATATACGAATCCATGTATGATGAGAATATTAATTTGGAAGATATAGATTTTGATGCCTTAAGAGATGACATTTTTAGTTCTTTAGAAGCTGATTCATATACTTCTGATCTTACGGCGTGGCTCCATTCCAGGAATGACAGGGTTTATTATATTTCTGAAGTCTTGGAAGATGACTTGGAAATTGAAGACGGATTTCAACTTCTTTCTCTCGCACAATTGGAAGAAAAAGAAGAAGTATACAACATGGGAATAGAATTCGCAAAATGGGTTTGCGAGGAGGAAATTGAGGAAGATTTTAAAAACGAAATGGCAAAGGATCATTAAGGAGAGCGGTATAAATGAAATTCAAATTAATTTCCTATATAAGAGGAGAACTATATCAGTTAAAAGATATAGACAATAAAAATGTATATCTTGAAATAAAATTAAATAGATCTCCACATAACAATTTTATTACCAGCTTTCCATATAAAGAATATTATTCTAAAGGATTTCTAAACCAACAACAAATAAAAGAAATATGTAATCTAGTCGAACTTTTGGCCGACAATAAATATATTACTGAAATAGAATTAGAATTAAATAAGGGAGAGTGATTAAAAATGAAAAAAATTCAATCAATCAAAATTAAACACGTAGTCGATGAAAGCCCAGATACATCATACATGGGAGAATATTCTAATAAAAGAAACAAATTCTCTTTTGATCGTAAAATTTTAGGGGATATGAATAGAGGAGAATATAGATATTTTAATCCATATGTAAACCCGTTAACCGGAAAAACCCAAAAAGAAAAAAAAGATCTTTTCCTTCAAGCAAAACAAGATTATGAAAGGATGGAAAGCCTAAATAATGGTAATTGGTGTTATATAGGCATCATAGCCGAAGCCGAAATTAATATTAATGGGGTGATCCAACGTATTACTTCCGGTGGACTCTATGGAATTGAATCTGATAGTGGAAGAGATTATATGGAAGAAATAGAAAAAGAGGAATTAAATAATTTGAAAGCTCAATTAAAAGAAATTGGGTTTAGTGAGACTGATATAAATAAAATTGAAATTAAAGAGGTTGATTAATATGAAAAAATCTGATGCACAAAATAATTATATTTTTTTAAAAAATGAATCGAATAAATTGATTAAATCGCTCCCATTGGATAAATTATCTGAGGAGGAATTAAATAAAATTATAAATATTACAATTTGTTCAACCAAAATTTATATTAATCTTCCTCAAAAATATCAAAGATGCCTAGAAGAATATATTAATACATTAATAAATGGAGAGTGAATAACATGGATAAAAAAGAATGGAAACATTTTAATTGGCAAAATAGAAGGACTGAGGATAAAACCGCTTTTATAATTGTTGGGCCAGATGAAAGAATAAATTTAAATGAGAAAGGGAGTGATTTTTATTAATAAATTTTTAAATGATAATTGGTTTTTAGTAATTGAATATGGAGCTATATTTTTAATTATTTGTTTTGTAGTAATTTTATTGAATAGGTGATTATATGGAAAAGAATAATATTTAGAAAAGATGTAAATAGATATCTCGGAAGGATTGAAAAGAATTTAGAAGTTAAAGAATTTGATAATTTTGTATTTAAAAATAAAGAAGAATATGATAATTATATTAAAGCCTGGAGAATTAAAAACGCTCCTAAATGGGATGAAATCCTATTATGATTTTTTTTGTTTTATTTTTATCACTTTTAAATTATATTTATAACTCCTTATTGACTTTTAAGTCAATTTTATTTACTTTAAGTAAATTAAACTTAATAACATCTAAACCCATAACCGTTATCAGTAAGCATATTACCACAATAGTTTTAAACATAACCTGAGCTTTCTATATCTCACAATCTCCCATAAATCACATAATCCTATTACTTATTAATTTTGTGTGCCTTAAACGGTTCGTCTTACAACTTATTAAGGCCTATAATTTAACAATTGGATATAATGCCATATCAAGAAGAATTAATCCTTTAAACAATTTTAAGTAAAAGTATTATTTTATTTTCCTTATAAGTAATTCTTGACTTTTTAAGTTTTATAAATCGTTATTAGGAGAATTAATCTTTTTAGTTAGATATAAATAGATGTAAGGCCATAAGGATATGGAATAAGGAGAAGAGTGATATAGATTTATGAGTTTAATATGATATCCATAAAATAACAAATGAATTTATATAAATAGCTAATAGATCTAATACGAATAAAAATCCGCAAATGAGATATGAACATAAAAAAAATTAGAATGCTAAAATGATATCTTACAAGTATATAAAATAATCAAAATAATATCTATCAAATATTAGAGTAACATAAATTACTAAAATCGTGATATTGACTGTATAAATATATTTCAAATATTATCGGTGTTACGAATTTAAAAATTTGTGTTACAATGTAACACTATCACTCTATAAATATATTAATCCAGATTTGCACGATTAATCATTATAGATAACATTCTAAATATAATAATAGATATATCTATGTAGAATCGTGACAGATTCATTAAAATAATAAATTCAAAATATTAACCAGAACTCCAAAAAAATCCACAAAATACATGCAATACGGGCTCAAAAATATCCCGCAGGGGATTTTCCCCGGCAGAAATTAAAAAAAAATATTAAAAGTGTTAAAAATAAATGTATAGTTTCCGTGAAATAATTATAATCATTATAGATTCCCAAAGCAAGCAAGCAAGCAAGCAAGCAACATGAGATATTAACTAAATTTCCGCCTTTTATTCCTTATAACGCAGCGAAAATATCCGCTGGAACTTTTGGCGAACTTTGTAAAAAAAATATTTTTGTCAAACCACGTGCATATCTATATGTAAATTTCCCGTGGCCCACATTATTATTGCGGCCACTACAATAACCACCACGACTCTTCCCAAGTCTTCTAAATAGGGGTTAAAATTCATTTAAATCACATCCTCCCATGCTGGAGATCCAAATGAATAACTTCCTCCCACATATTGATGCTCCGCGATCCTGAGATGATTCAGGAAGGTGTAGAACTTTTCCAGGCTGGGCACGCAGTACCACAGCGCCCTAAACTCACCGTCAGGACGGACATTTCCAAATTGGAGACTGTTGCCATAACAAGCTCCAATCACAAGGAGCTGCGGCAGGCCAGTTTTCACGCGAACCCTAGGATAGCCAGAAGGCTCTGCGCTGTCTGAATCGTCGTATTGATAACCTTCATCCAAAGACTTCTTGAACCAAGTTCTGAATTCCTCCCAACCTTTCATTGTGGTGCTCTTTTCCCAGTTCATGTTAAATGAATCGTCCTCTACCATTATTTGCATTTTATATCGCTCCTATATAATCGGTGAGCTGAGATGGAAAAGAGGAAATCAAACCTCTGGCAGTCTCGCGAGCTGTCGCATCTCAGCAATACATACTATAGTGTTGCTAGTATAAGTAGTTATCGAGATGAAGGAATTTCTGGTTTCTTAGAATTTCTGGTTTCTTAGAATTTCTGGTTTCTTAGAATTTCTGGTTTCTTAGAATTTCTGGTTTCTTAGAATTTCTGGTTTCTTAGAATTTCTGGTTT